TGCATTTGCCGCCATGCTTCCGGGCTGTAAAACTCTAACACGTCAGATTCACAAGTGTTTGGGTTCAGACGTTTGCAGTAGATGACCCCACTACGCAAATCCGGGCAATACGTCCATCTTCCGTACAGATCAGATGGAATTGCCAGAAATTCCTCCCTGCTGGAAACAGGTCTGCCAAGCAGCCAGCCGCCGTCCTGCGCCGACTGCTGAACAGGCTGTTGCCCATTCATTGGCTGCGGACGCTGCGGTTGTGCCTGCTGCATCGGTGCGTTTTGCAGAGGAGCGGCAAGCCCAACTGTGCCCATGCCGCCGTAAGGATTGACAGGCTGCTGTGGAACGTAAGGCGTTCCGGGTGTCGGATAATAGCTCATAATACATCCCTCCTTGTGCATCCAGTGTACCGCATCAGCAAAAATCGAAGGACAACGAACGTCAAATGAAGGACAAAAAAACTTGGTTAGAGCTTGATTAGAGCTTGATTAGAGCTTGCTTACTGTGAGCAAAAAAAAGAAAAGCGCCCACACGGAAAAATCCGCATGAGCGCTTAACTGTTAAGGGCTTCACATTGGAAGCAAAAATAAAATATCACGTTTTGACTTGCAAGACAAGAGTTTCGACAAAACTAGTGCGAATAAAACAAAATCCCCCACTTTGCCTACAAAGTACCCCGTGTGGCACGCAGGGCTTCGGCAAAGCAGGGGATTTTTTGCTTATCAGCTTATGTGCGTAGGAGTATACAGCGGAATAAATCGCTTCCAGCTATGGCAGTGTCTAGGCCAATACCGAATAAGATACCAATCGCCAAACAGGTGAAAAGTGGTATAATATTTTGCAATTCTTGCAAGCTGTTCTTCTTTTGTATTGCTCATAAGCATCACCATATAAAAGCGCCTCCCGCATGGTACGCACTGCAAGTAGGCGGGCGGGAGACTGTATCAGACATCCACCCTAATGCGCTTCTTCGAGAGGCCGGGAGGATTTGTTAAGATTATTATACCATAATTCGTGCAAAAAGAAAAGCCAGCGGGTAAACGTTCTTCCGCTGGCTCTCTGTACACATTTCTCCGAAGTGTGTGTACTCTACTTCGGACGGTACAAATAGTATATCACACATCCAGCATTTTTTCAATGCCTTTCAGCCGGTAACCTATCGCTGTCCGACTGTAATGTGTCTGTGCTGCAATGTCCGGCAGCGGAAGCCGCTCAACGTACCGCAGTAAGGCTATCTTACGGTCTACCCTCCCAAGCGGTGCGTTTTTGATGGCTACGGTCATCTGCTGTCGGTCAAGTCCTTGCAGCGCAGCGGGCAGCACTACGCGAGCCGCCGCCACAGGCAGCACCGAGCCAAAAAGGCTGCGGCAGCTGTCCGGCGTTGCGCACCATATTGCCAATGACGGCAAAATGGTATGTTTTCGTGAGGTCACGAAAACGTGCGCAGACCATTTTCGTGATGTGCCGAAATTGCTCTTGTGCGGCGTACATTCTGTTGGTGTCAACAAAATGTTCGTATGTAGTGCCCATGATATCCTCCTTACTGCTTTTGCAGCGCCGACCGGGCGCGGTCAAAGAAAAATTGAATCACAGTGCCGATGGTCTCATCGGTGATGGCCCAGCTGATGAGCCTGCCGTATTTGCTGGTACTCAGGGCGGTGCGCAGCATCTTGACGCACCACGCCTTGCGATCTGCGCCGCGCTTGGTGCCCTGAATCTCGTGCTCTGCTTGGTCGATGAGGTCAAGCACCAACGTCTTGACCGCTGCGCCGTAGCCCAGACGGATAAGCCCCAACGCAAGCGAAACAGTGCCCACAACGATGAGCACCAGCGCCAGCCACGCGGGCAACGGGGTGAGAACGGTATTAAGGATTGCTTCCATGATTGGTTGCTCCTTTCAGTAGATAATTGTTAATGTCGGTCTTGCTTTTTTGCATACCTTCCCGGTTGTTGCCGGATAGTTGCGCATCCAAAAGGTTTTGCACGCCAACGAGGACAAGTCGCATTTCTTCGTCAATGCCGTCAAATCGCCGGAGGTCTCTTGCAAGGGCTTGTGTATGCTGGAGCTGCCCCTGTTCCAAGGTGCCGACGCGCTTGTCCAGCTCATCCAGCCGCTTGTTCTGCGCGTTGTCCGGCTCCTGTGCCTTCTTGATGTACTTATGGATGATTTCCAGCACCTTGTCGATCGTGATGGCAGCAGCGCATAGGCTGCCCAAGATGCCCAGCACCCACAGCAAAGCTTCTTTTTCGGTCATTTGCCCTCCCGGAGACGGGTCAGACCCTTCTTTGCAATGATTTTGGCATAGTCCTTGTAGGGCACAGACAAGTCCACGCCGGAAATCTTGCCCGGGATCGCGTCCACAACACCGGGAATCTTGCCCTTGCTGGTGTACTGCCACAGCCCGAATTTCCATTCCGGCGCGGGCTTTTTGCTGCGGTAGGCTGCAAGCCACACGTCATACGGCTTGAGCGCCGCGCCGGTCATGTACATGTTATCACGGCCAAAGTACAGCCCGGTGTATAGCATGGCGTAAAAGCCCCAGCGCTCCACCGTGCCCAGCGCATGAGCGGCAATGTTCGTCAGGGTCTGCTTGTCCAGCGGAGCTTGCACATACTTGTCCTCAATGTCCACCGCCACCGGCAGCTGCACTGTCTTGCCGGTCAGCACCTTGCGCAGCAGGGCAAGTTCTGCGTCAGCTTCTTCCGTGTTGACCGCCTTGCAGTAGTAGTACACGCCACAGGGGATGCCCAGCCGCTGGCACTCGCGGTAGTTGCGCTCAAAGGTGGGGTCGATGTACGGCTTGCTGGGCGCGTCTTTCGCGCTGTTGCCCAGCGCCCGCAGCATCACGCCGGAGACAAGGCCGCTTGCCTTGACATTGTCCCAGTCGATGTTACCCTGCCAGCGGGAAACGTCCATGATAGGTCTCATACTCTGCTCCTTAATACTTTTCGCCGGTAATCTCTTCATACTCTTCTGCGGTCAGGCGCTGGGGCTTTCGCTGCACAAGGATGCGCAGCATGGCCTTAGACCAGCGGCCCGCCTCGTACTCGTCTTTCGCTTTGCCGAAGATCGCGCTGTGCTTATCACTCATGGCTCATGCCCTCCTTGTCTGCAGCCTCGTCCTCAATGGGCACATCGGCCAGAATGCACAGGAAGTCCACCATAGACGCGATCTGTGCCAAATCCGCGTCCCGGTTTTCGTTTTCGGCGGCGGTCTTGATGTCGCCAGTGTTGTGAACAATTTTCATGTAGTTATCCCCTCCAGCAGAGTTTTAACGTATTGATCCATGCGCTGCAGCAGCTGCTGCGAGTTGCCTTTAGCGGCATGGGCTTTCCATGATCCATACTGCTCATACAGGGCAGATGCCGGTTTCTCTCCTGCCTTGATGAGCTGGGCAAGCCGAAACAGGCGCTTGCGCTCGGCCTTGACATTCTGCGGGTCAACGGTCATAACGACCTTGCCCGCCGGGGTCAAGCGGTAGATGAAACCTAGAAAACGGAATCCATCCTTTAGCCTGACGATCTTGGTCTTGGTCGGGTGCAGCTCCATGCCATCGGCAGCGTACCGGGCGCGGATCGCCTCCCGCCACTCCTCAAGCCGTGCCTTGTCGTGGTGGATGATGAGGCTATCATCCATAAAACGGACGTACTTTTTCGCCCGCAGGCGCTCCTTGATGTAGTGATCTATGGGGTCGGGCACCGAGATCCCGGCAAGCTGCACCATCTGGCTGCCCGGATTATAACCGGCCTCGCCGGTATATTGACGATCCAGCACCTCACGCACGCGGTTATGCACACTTGGCGGCAGATGCCGCTCAAAGCAGCGGTTTGCCACGTCATGGGGCATCGTGTCGTAATAGTGCCGGATATCTACCAACAGCACATAGCCATCAGCGCCGTGCTGCCGGTATTCGCGCTCCATCATGAGCTTGACCTGCTTGCGCGCCCAGTCGGTACCTTTGCCAGTCTGACAGGCCGCGTTTTGCCGGATGAAGCTCCGTGTCATTGCTGGATAAACAGCATTGTCGTTGAGAGAGCGCTGGTATACCCTATCCCGAAAGCCATTCGCAACCGCTGTGCGGGGCTTGGGATAGGTGATTCTAACTTTGATTGTTGGCCGTGCCTTGTATGTACCTGTCGCGAGCTCCTTTTGGAGTTTCAGGATCTCGTCCATCCGAAACAGGTGAAACCGTCCAACGCTTGCCTTGCGGCACACGCCTTTGGCGCACTTGCCCTCGGAATTATACAGGGCATCGAACCCGATTATTATTTCTTCTTCTTGCACTGATTTTTTCAGCTCTCCTCGCAAGGATCTGCCGGGTGATAGCGGTCAACACCCCGCAGGGTGGCCACGTCCGGCTGATATTGTTCGTCTGCCAGAGGACAGACATGGCACTCGGCTCCTTGCACGGCAGTTTTTGCCCGGCCTCTGCTATGCAGGGGCTTTTGTGGGCGTGCTGCCGTCCAATCCGGGGCGCAGCGATTCGCGTTGATCGCGTTCCAGTTGTTGACGTTGCCGCTGGAGTTCACGTTGAAGGCATTGTTGCCGTTGCCACGATTCGCAGAGCGCAGCCGCACATTGCGGCCCATTAGCCTACAGCCATTTTTATGTCAAAGCGCTTTTGCACGCTTTGCATCACTCTCGTGCCAGTCCCGGCAACGCTGCCGGATATCGCGCACAGTGTTGCCCCAGAAAGAGCACCGTTTGCCAGAAAGGTGGTAGCTGGCTTTTGCCATGTCTATCTCCGCCAAAAGGACGGTGCACAGCCGGACGGCGTGCCTTTGAAGCTTAAAGCGCTCCTCTCTTTCGTTCGGCTTGTCCAGCCGGAGGTCGTTTGCTCCGAAGATATCAAAAAATATCCGGTCTGCCGTAGCGCGCAGTTGACCGGGAAGGCTTGCGTCAATTTCGAGGTCAAACACTTTCGCGTTTTTGGTGATCTGTCTGGTATACAGTGCCAGCTCACGCGCGTCAAGCGGCAGCGTGAATTTATTGTCCGGTATCTGGTCTTTGCGCATTGCCATGGGATAGCACTCACTTTCTCACCGGGCAAGGGATTGCCCGGTGATTATTTAACAAGATTGGTCATTTTGCAAGCCGGGGCGCAGCGATACGCGTGGATCGCGCGCCAGTAGCTGACGTCGCCGCTGGAGGACACGCCGAAGGCATCGCCGCCGTTGCCACGATACGCAGAGCGCAGCCGCACAAGGCGGCCCACAGTGCGCTGTGCAAGGTCGCGGGTGATACGCAGCGGGTAGGTCTGCCACAGAGCCTGCGGGGTCTTTGCGCCGGTGCGCTCCTTCCAGTACGGCCAGTATGTACCCTCGCCACTGACCTGCGGAGAACAGTAGATCTCCTCCAGCGAGGGCAGGAAGATTTTGTCATAGGTCACCACAGCGCTGCCGTCATCGGTGACGGTGTTGCCGTAGGTCACGACCTTCACGCGGGTCAGCGCGTTCTTGAAGTCATCCGAGAAGCCAGCAAGGAAGCCGGGCACGGTGTCCGCCTGATCGGGCTTCATGTCCCATTCATCTTGCGGCTGCCACCACGCACCAGCGGGTGCATCGCTGTTGAGGTACTGGCGGTATGCGGACTTATACCACCGGTTATCGCCGTAGGCAACCGAATGCAAGCCGTTCAGTTTGCCGTTGGGCTTTGCAAGGAAGGAACCAAGATTTATGCCATCGACGCCAGCAGAGACGTTGCAGGTCTCCAGCAGCTCGGACTTATACTGATCCTTGTAGACGTAAACCTTCCAATTGGCAGGTGCAACGTCCGGTGCGTTATAGAAGCCGGTCAGGCGTGCACCTGCGGGGGCATTTTTGGTCAAGGTAAAATTATAGGCACCGCCGTTTATGACGTTTGTGCCATAGGTAAAATCAAAAATGATGTTGTAGGTGCCGGCAGCAAGGCCGGATTCCTGCACCACATAAAAAGCCTGATATGCAGAAAACTGGATATCCTCCAGAGACGCATAGTGCATCTGCAGCACCATTGCGGGTGCGGTGGTGCCGGTCTCGCCCTCTGCGATATCATCCGGCTGCACCACGTCCCACGGGCAGTCGTAGGTTTTGCCGTCCTTGCCGGTGTAGGTGTTCACCAGCTGGGTGCCGACCGGAAAAACCGCCGGTGCGTTACCGGCAGCCACCACGGCCTTGATGCCGTTATAGTCCATCTCCTCCACCACGCCGGTCTGTGCCCGCGCGATCACGCCCAGCGAGCTGGACATACCCAGCAGGGCGGCGGTCATCTGGTCAAGCTTTCTGCCGTTGTCTTTTGCGGTCTGATCCAGATAGACCGGATCGGTTACCATAGTTTCAGCCATGTGTTTTGCTCCTTTCAGGATTTAACATATTTCATGCAGACTTTGCCGTCAACCACGACAAATCCGCAGGATTCGAGGGCTGCGGTGCGCGTATCCAGCGCCTGCTCTGCCTGCTCTGCGCGGGTCTTTTCGGCGGTGATAGCGGTGTCCAAGCGCTGCTCCTCGCCTTTGGCGCGGGTGGTTTCATCAGAAACGCTTTTTGCGATAGCTTGTACTTCTGTTTTATCTGCTTTGCCAGCAAGCGCCGTGCTTGAATTACCTTCCAAGTCCACAATGCCGTCCTCGATGTGGTTTAGCTGCGAAGCGGAAAGCACTTCACCGTTTGCAAAGTTCTGCTTTTGATAGCTCATTGATAGGTTACCTCCTCTTCTTGTTTTTCAATCGGTGAGTAGACGAACTCTCCGTTGACGTACAGATAATCGTAGAGATTTGCTTTGCCGTCCTCCGGTATTTCACTTACAGAAATGCCATCTTTTAATTTGATTTCGTTGAACGTTTCGCAAACGCTTAGAATGCGGTTTGTGTTTTTGTCAAGGTTTAAAACAAACATATCATTTAATCCCAAAAATCGTTAAAGGTATCATATAATTGTTGTTTACGGTCGAAACATCGCTTGAACTCTTTTTTGAGTTGACAACTGCATTATAAAACCTAAACCCAACATTCCCGTTGCTATCGTCCGTATCATTTGACAAGACGAACGGTCTGCAAGCAGATGTCGGCTGGCTAACAATGGAAACCGTTGAATCAAGCCCCCATGCATCTGTATAGTTTATATAAGAATCTGGGTATTCAACTCTGGAAATGTAAGGGTGAAAAACGCCAAGAAACTGTTCGGACTTGTTTTCTACAACCATAGAAATGTTTCCAATGTAAGCTTTTTTCAAAGATGCCAAATCGTATGCTTTCCCGTCAAAGCGTATAAGGAACTTTGAGTATTGCATTGCATTCATTAAATCTATGTCTTGCGGAGAGAAAGTGGAAGATGGGCTGCTGTTTTTCCATAAAAGAACCATAATAGCACCTGTTGCAAGATTTCCTGCCGTAATCGTATCTGCTTTGATTTCCGTTGCGGTAATCGTTCCGGCTTGAATCACCTTTGCGTTCAGACCATCAGCGGAAATATCCTCAGTCGTTACCGCGCCCTTCAGGTTGATTTTGGACGCTTCGATTTGCACCGATTGTGCAGTCTGATTTATCGTGGAAGCAATATCGCCCTTGGAAACCTTTGTTTCAATCTTTTCGTTGGTAACTTTCAGCTGCGCGTCCGCGTAAGACTTTGCATTGCTTTCGGCTGCGGTTGCTTTGCTTGTGGCGTCCGCAGCAGCGCTGTTAATTGCGTCAGACTTTGCAGTCGCAAGCTCTTCTTTTGTTGCACGCAGAGTAATAGCATCAGCGTTTTGAGAAATCTTTGTTTCTGCTACACCGATACGCGTAGAAACGCCAGCCATGTCAGTTTGGTATGTTTCCTTCGTGACGCGGGATTCAATGGCAGCTTGCGTCTTTTCAAAATCGGAAGAATATTGCGTCTTGAACTTCGTCAAGTCGTTCTTGGTTTGGTTCGTCTGCGTAGAGGTCTGATTTATCTTTTCGAGATTCGCTCTATCTGTTGCCGCCTGTTGGCTTGTAACGCCGCTTGTAGACTGCGCGTAGGAAGAACTTGTGACTGTTTCTCCGGCGCCGGAAATCGCTGTGTTGCAGTTCAAAGCAAGCGTAACGTTGGTGACAATGGTATCATGAACAACGCCGTCTTTGTCCTTGTAGCGTATCATGTCCAGCGGGAACAAATACGGTGCAGACTTGATCGTGGCGCTGTATGGACGGTAGGCAAATCCGCCGCGTGCAGCTTGCAGTTCCTTCAAGACACCCTCGTAGGCGTTGGTAAGGAAACCGCAGTCACTTAGATCAAGCGTGTAATCTGCTGTGCCAGACAGGTATGTGTTGCCCTTGCCATCGTCACAGGTGAAGCCGGTAATGGTGATGTCGTTCTCCAACATATCACTGGAATAGCGCTTACTTGCGGTAATGGTCACGCCGGTCTGCTCATACCACTTCAATACAAGCCGCCCGCTGCCATCCATGAATGCGCAAGTGCCGGTAAGCTGCGCACACCATTGCAAGAGCTGCCGGTATGTCAGCTTCTGGTTAGTATTCGGCAGACCACCGATGCTAAAATAGTGGTTTGGCAGCGCAGAAACATCCGTTGCAAGCGTGACATTGCAGATGGAGCAGATTTTCTGAATAAGCGCGTCAACATGGATAGGGAAGGAGAGCGCGGAAGCGTTCACCTCATGGTCAAACAAGACCATGTAGTCCAATGCAGAGATGCTTATAGTGCTTAGCTTGCGGGGTGGCGTGTCCACAATGAACAAACCACAGGGAACATACGCAACGTCCTGATCGGAAGATGCAGAACCAAGAATCATGCGCCCAAGAATGCCCTTGCCAAGGGTTGCGCCCTCAAGGACGCTAGACAGTTTGATGCCTATTTTTACGTTCAGAACAGCTCCCTCAAAGGAAATGTTGTTGAACTTGCCATCGTAGTTTCGCAGCTTCAAGGACAGTTCAGACGCAACCGCAGAGCCGACCTCGATTTTACTGTTGGTCACGCAGTATCGGTCAATCTTCAACCCGCCCTGAATAATATCTGCATCGGTGATGGTGAACGTCTTGCTGCCAGCAGTAACCTCAATGAGAGCAGTCTGTTTGTTGCCCTCGTTGAAGGATTTTATGATATCTTGCGATACATTGACCATCAGTGTGCAGCCCTTTCGATAATGTTAAAAGATATCCCTTCCCAGCGATTCATCCGCGAATTGTACATAGGAACAGCACGGTCACCAACGTAGAACTCGCTGGTTTTCCAATCGCCAGCCATTGCGTCAAGGTAGGTGACGTTGATGTATTCCGGGTTGAACGCTTTCAGAATAACAGCGGCTTCTTGAATGGTGGTGTACTTCCATTCCAGTTCCAGCTTGACGCACTGTCCAAGACGTTTCTTGTCCATCTTGTTATCCTCTGTGCGTCCGGCATCGGATGCTGAAATGTCCTGTAACCGCCACTGATAAGAAGAGGGGCATTTAAGATACTGCCCATCCACGCTCCGAATCGGATTGTACTGGTCAAGTTCCATAAATGCCCCTCCTTTAAGTACCTACCGGGATAATTGTTTTGCCGTTGCGCTGGTTCGTTCTGTTCACCGCCTGATAGAAGCTGGACACGTTGACTTCTGCGCTCCCTTCCTTCTCAAGCAGAGCCTGCAACAGCTCGTTCTGACGGCGCAGAAGCTGGTTCTGACGCTCCATTGCAGCTTCAACACCTTCGCGGATGCCCTCAACGATTTGGTCATTGTTGGCAACTGCCGTGTGCCCGCCCATAGAACCGACCATCTCTGCACCGGCTTCTCGGGCGATGAACAGCTGCCCGGCATCGGGGAAACCACCGCTTGCAAAGCCGAAAATGCCTTTAACAAAATCAACTACGCCGCCTATGGCATCGCCGACCCAGCTAACGGCACCGCCGACAGCATCTCCGACCCATCCGAAAATATCGCCAGCAACGTTGCCGACAGCGCCAAGAGTGGAAAGAATCGCACCCGGAATGTCACCGGTGACCGCTTTAAATATTGCTATTCCTCCGTTGAGCAAGGTCTTGCCCCACTTCAAAGCGTCCCCACCCGAGCCAGAACCACTACCAGAACCAGAACTGCCACCAGAGCCATTCCCAGAGCCGATGCCTAAGTTAGAGCCAAACTGTTTCAGAAAATTCAAGCCAGATTTAAGGATGTCTCCCCAGTTAGTGTCGAAAGCTTTAAAGATAAAGTCCGTAAGGGTCTTTACGCCTTTTTTGATGCCGAGAGATTCCCAAGCATCAGAAAAGTCAATTCCAAGCTGGTTCAAAAAGCCTTTTGTGCCTTTCAAGATGGAATCCCAACTGTCAGAGAAAAATTTCCCGATTCCACTGTCTTTGTCAAACAAATCGCTGAAGAAGGATTTCAGCCCACCATACGCCTGTTTCAAGGCGGGAACTTGGTCGATAACCTCACCAACTTTGGTTTTCAGGTTATTAAAGGTGGTAATAACGTTCTTCACGCTGTCAATGGTGTCGGACACGTTCTTGATAGCAGTGGAAACCTTGTCAAAAACAAGGTACACGCCCTCAAACGCCTTTTGGATGGCAAGACCGGCGGCACCAAAGAAGCCGTTATACTGGTACTCGTTTTCAATCTCTGCAACGCTCTTTTTCACAAAAGACCGTATATCAGAGACCGCGCTCACAAAGCCATCATGCGTGTTCAGGATAGACTTCGATGCAGCGGTAAGCGCGTCAATGGAGGATTTGAATCCATTGGAAATGTCTTTGCCCGCCTTAGTAACCGCGTTGATGCCCTCCGTGAAATCGCCCAAGTCGGTTTTCATCTTCTTAAACCAGCCACCAAAACTATCATTGGTGGTGCGCACAGAACGTTTCAGCGCGTTTGCTGTTTCCATCATGGACTTGCCGCTTGCGTCAATGGACAGGCTGATAGAGCCATTGCCCAATCCGTAGTTCTCATCTGCCAGCTGAGAACCGATGGTCTTTACTGCATCAGACACGGACTGGATAGCGTTCACCGCAAGGTCTTTGGCAGCGGAGATACCATTGGCAAGACCTTCTACGATGTAACCACCGTAGCCCTTGAAAACTTTGGAAGGGGAGTGGATGCCAAGTTCAGTCTGTGCTTCTTCTTGGATTCCGTCCGTTACAGCCTTGACGGCATCGTCCGCAGCGCTCTTTTTGCCAACGATGCCTTTTGCGATGCCATCTATGATGTTTTTGCCAACGCTAACAGGGTTGAACTTCGAGATTTTTTCAATCAGGGTTCCGAACCACTTCACGGCTTCTTTAATTCCGTTGATAACGTCAGCAATCAGAAGGATGAACTTTTCTGCAAAATTTCCGTTCGCTGCAATTGCCAACCGGTCAGCTTCATCAACGCCACTTGTAATCCACCCAACAAAAACGCCTATATTGTGGATTGTTTGGGCAATGCCCATTACAAAGTTTTCAATGAAGTTGCCATTCATCTGCAAATCCAAGCGGTCTGTTTCGGAAACTCCGTTTTTAATCCAACCAACAAAGATTGCAATATCGTTAATGATGTTCCCAATCGCGGTAACGGCAGCAGCCGCAAAGTTTGCAACGCTTTCGCCAATGGACTTGAAGGAATTGAACCAGTCGGTTTCCATTCCAAAGGCAGTTTTCTGATTTTCACTTCCAAGCCCGCGAACAGCTACGGAAATAGCTTCAAATCCTATAACAGCAAGACCCGCAACAGGATGACCGGATACAATAAGTCCGATGCCAGCAAGCGTTGTAACTAAATCCCAAACGTCAAGGTCAAGCTTCTTTACAACCTTTGAAACGGTATTAAACGCAGAGGTGATTCCTTCCTGCCAGCTTTCGGGGAGCAAATTCAAGATAGATTGCCCAAGATTGGAAAGAGATTCTTTCAGGTATTCAATGGATTCTCCGAGTTTCCCATCGGTAAGTGATATGTTCCAACCCTGTTTGAATCCTTCCGCTGCGAGGTAGACAAGCGCCCTTACACGCTCAAGACCTTTTCGGAATTTCTCACTATTCTGATAAAGGCTTACAAACCTTGCAACGATAATGCCAACGGCAACCGCAGCTGCCATTATCGGGTTTTTCCAGAGCTTCAAGACTGCTTCGATCAAAGAACCTTCGCCTTTGATTTTCTCAAGAGCGGTAAGAACTGAGTTGCTAATTGCCCATGTCGCGAACCCAGCTGCAATTCCAGAGATGAGCGGAAGCAGTTTTTTAAGTTTTGCTTTGATTTCATCAACGGAAGAACCAACGTAGTTCTTGAACATATCGTAGCCGGACAAGTCTACATCGCCTAAGAGGTTTCCAGTAGCGCCAGCACCGGAACCTGAACCGCCGGAAGAGCCACTGTCCTTCTGGATGACGTTCAGTTCATCAAAGCCCATGATGTAGTTCTTGAACGCCTTTGCAGCCTTGCCGGTCGCTTTGGTGGTATTGTCCATCGCATCCGTGACGCCACCAACAGCATCGCTTGCGCTGCTAAAGTCTGGGAATTCTACCTTGACGCCCATTAACGATGCAATGCCCGTCACAAGCTCTTTGACCAGTTCAACGGCAGCGATCAGCGGGGGAAGGATGGATTTCAGGGCAGGGTAAAGCAAAGAACCAACGGCGCGAGCCAGACTGTTCAGCTGTGCCTGCAAAATACGAATCATGTTTGCAGGGCTAGACAAAGTGCGGGCGAAGTCTCCCTGCGCATCGGTGGTTTGCTTCATGATGGCAATGTACCGCAGAACAGCCTTATCGGCCTGAGACAGGGTAGAAACGCTCTGCGAATAGCCAAGATTAAGCAGCTCCTGTTGCAACCGTGCGTTAGAAATATCGACACCCAGACGGCGAATCGGTTCAAGTTCGCCGGAAATAGCCGCCTGAATCTTCGTAAAGGATTCCGCAACAGGGATATTTTTCAAAGAAGCGAGGTCGTAGCCAAGCTGCGTCAGGTTCTTGGACAGCACATGCGCTTTGTCGCTAGCCAGACCAAACGAAGTGGTCAGGCTCTGAATCGTTGCCATGTTGTTCATGGCTTCGGTGGGGTCGATGCCAAGCAGGGTCTCCATCTTGTTGATGAACGTGTTTGCTTCGCCGGTCAGCCCCTTCATAGACACGCCAAACAGGTTTGCAGCTTCATAGTAGCTATTGAACTTCTCCGCTGCGTTGCCAAGATAGGTGGCAATGGCTTTCAGCGAGACCAGCTTTGCCGCAGACCGAATGAAACCATTCAGCTGGTTGGAAAGGCTCAAATAGCTTTTTGCAGATTTACTGCTTGATTTTGTAGCACCGTCCGTTGCCGCAATGACCTTTTGGATGTTGGTAGGTAACTTCGCAAACGAATTTCCTACTGTTTCGATTTTGGAAGCAAGCGGGTCAAGGGCATCTGTGATTTTCTTGCAAGAAGTGGCAAAATCATCCAGTGTCTTTGAATTCAGTTTGCTACTAAAATCTGGAATTTTTGCAATGGAATTAAGGGCGCTGCTTACACTTCTAAGGCCAGACGCATCAACTTTGGAAAGCGGGGATAAGCCGTTTTGTAGGCTATTCATTTTGCCTTTCAGTCCAGAAAGGTCAATGCCTTTCAAATCGACTGAAGAAATTCTAGTTAATGCACTGGCAACAGAACGGATGCCTTTTGCGCTTTCAGACAGGTTCACGTTGGAAATCCTGTCCATAAAATCATTGATTCTACTAAGTCCGTCCATACCAGACGAAGCAGACTTCAACGCAGAGATAGACTTTGTTAAAGTGTCAAGGCTAGAACATACCTTGCCAATGCTACCTTTTGTGCGCAGTTTGGAAATAGCAGTGGTAAGTTTGTCAATGCTAAGCTCTGCGCCCTGAGATTCCGCAGAAATTTCTACGGATAAGCTTGTAATATCAACATCAGCCATTGCTACCACCGTCCTTCTGATTCATCATAGAGAACATCGCCCTCTTGATGCGTTCCTGCGCTTCCAGTGCGCGTTGGTATTCGTATTCGTCCTGCTCTTTCTGGGTAAGAGGAATCGGTCTATCCATGTACTTGATGGGACTAGACCCTTTCTTGCGGAACATATTGCCAACCGTAGAGGAAAGCGCAGATGCCGTATAGAAACCATTTCTCCACGCTTCAACATTGGCTCTGCGGGCGCGTAGTTCTTCCGCGTCCCGGTAAACCTTTGCCAGCCAGACGTCATCACGCCAAAACTGGTCATAGGTCATGCCAATGGAAATGTAATAGGCTTCTACATCATGGAACAGCTTAGATACAGAGAATGGCTCTGTATTGCTGTCCGGTTCTTGAGACTGTGAGGTTACACAATCTCCCACGTTGCGTTTTTTGCGGTCTTGTCCTCTTCATCGGTGGCAATCAGAGCCTTGATAGAATTCGCGTACATCTCCATCAGGGCAGCAATCAGACCTTCCTTGTCCTCGATGTGGTCAAGCATATCGTCAACCGCATTGCGCTTGATGCCCTTGTTGCGAGCAATGAATGCGCCGTAGAACAGAGCCTTAGTGTTCTTAACAGGGTTGATGCCGTTAGAGAACTCGTAGATCTGGAAGCCGTTGCGTTCAGTGGCTTCGGCGCTCTCGCGGGTGAAGGTCAGTTCATAAGTGTTCTTGCCATCGGGGGAATGAAAGTTGATAACCTTAGCAGCCATAATAAATGCTCTCCTTTATAAATAGGGGCAGAACCAAATCCGTTGTTCAGTTCTGCCCGGTTTGATTGATTCGATTTTTGCAGTTTAGCCGCCATTAACGGTCAGGCTCTCGCTGAACTTCGGGGTGGAGTGGAAGATGCAATTGATGGTCATTTCCACGACCTCATCCACACCAAAGCCAGACAGACCGACCTGGTGCATACCCTGCCAAGTAAAGCCGGAGCCGTCCTGCATCTTCAGGGCGTAGTACTTGTCCACGTTGCTCTCAGAGGTATCGTCATAACCAGCAGCCTTGACAGCAGCGTAGTCGGTCTTGTTGTAGTTGGCGGTAAAGGCTTTGGTGTCAGCCTGAACGATGCCAAAAATCTGCTTCTGCATACCATCAGACAGGGTAGTTGCATCCAGAAGGTTCGGGTCGGAGATCAGGTCGGGCACATCCTTGATGTCGCACAGCTTCGTCAAAGTGGTTGCGCTTTCGCCACAGTAAAGGGTAGTGTTCAGACCGGAGATAGCAGTACTCATAGAATGTTTACCTCCTTAGTTTCGGTAAATCATTCCGTCCTCTCCGATTGTTGCCCCATAGCTGCAATCAATCCGATAGACGGAATTGTTGTACAGCCCATTCAACGGGGCAAACGATTTGCGATAAAATTTAAGCGGTTCAAGAACAGAATCCACGATTCCAACGATGGAACGTGCTTCTGCAATGCGTCCGGTGTTCTTATTGGAGTAGACCCGCACGCGCAGGGAAACAGCAGCGTACTTGCTGTGACCAGCAGAATCAATATGTACAGGCAAATTGTTGTTTTCCTCTATCTGCACACACGGAAACCTCTTAACAGGTCGGTCATCAATTTCGCTAGTGACTAAGATACCGGGCACTTGCTTTCGCAGTTCCTTGGCAACAGCCGTGTAGATAGAGTTGAAATAATCAATCAACTATTCCAAACCTCCCTCCACGTTGCTTCGACCTGAGAAGCCATTTCCTCAACAGCTCCCCACATAGCCATAGCTGCATCATTACCACTGGTGTAGTTCAGCTGACCCTTGCCGTCTACTTCCTTGACAGGCGTACCGGCATTGCCAGATTCACCGTAGTAGTACCAGCGCTTGTGCTTGCCGTTTTCTTTGCCGTATGTGCCATGTTCACCAATGTTATCAGGCAAAGGGAGCGGGCCGACTGTTCCGGCAGCGCCCCAGCCCTGATGTATAACACCTGTGCCGAACTCAATGTGAGCAACCGCCTGCCCCTCCGCTAGGATGGTGCAAGAAGTGCCATTTTGGCTAACTTCGCACTTAACATCGTTTTTGCCAGCATATTGGGCATTGGCAAAACGGATTGTTGCAACAGCAAGACCTTTATCGGCAAGCGCTCTTGCAAACAATTGTGCTTTTTGGTTCAGGGTGGTCTTGTATTTGCGAATATCTTCCTCAGCCTGTTTAAGTCCGGCATCGCTCAACCTCACTTTAATTTTCACTTGCAGCCACCTCTTTCAGCGCATACTTCGTGTCGGTAATATGCTCTGCGACCTTGGCCACGATGTAATTGAAGGGCTTGGAAACGTCTGTCTGAAACCAGACGTGTGTGCCTTCATAAAGCGGTGTGTTGTGCTTCCTGCTAGACGAGCTGACAATGTAGCTGTAATCCGTGAACGCGCCGAAAGGGTTTGCTTCCGCAGAACCAGTAGGGGGGCTGACGTTCAGCATCAGCTTTGCGGGGTCGCTCCACGATTCGTATGCGGATTCGCCAGTCTCGTTTCCCCACTCGTCCACGACAGGCGTTTTCTTGCCAACTGGGTTTGAATACCACAGCGAGCGTTTATCCAGCGGGCTTCCATTGAACATCAGCCGATAACACCTACTCTCGGAACCACTTCATTTAGCAGGGACTGCGCCACATCGGAGCTTTCCCACACACGAGTGATACCATTGTTGGTATAGCTCGTCTGTCCGTTTGCGCCGATGTGGTTGTACAGTTCCGCTGCAATGCGTATCTGCAACGACTGATACTGCGAGGGCAGCTCTTCCGGTCTGTTGCCGAAAGGGTAGCCCTGTGCAAATATCTTGTCTTTGGCGAAATCAAGCAGCAGGTCGAAGAGTGGGTAGTCTTCGTCCGTGATTTCACGGTCAAGTGCAGGGGCGATGTATTGCCCCAGCTTGACTGCCGCTTCGGAATACTGGTCTCCCATGCTGCTTTCCTCCTTTCGCCTTAGTAAGCCTTGATGCAGTACACAGCGTCCATGCGCTCAAAGGACGGCAGGACGATTTCAGAGACGTAGATGTTGGTGTTGACAGGATGCACGGTCTGCTCGGTGGTAACAGCAACGCCAGTGTTCACAACGGAAACCTGTGCGTTAGAGATGCCAGCCATCAGGTCGGCTTCCTCAGGGGTGGCAACATAGTACATATTGCCCAGAGAGCCAGAAGGAGCCAGAACGACATAACCATCAGGCAGATACTTTTCGGCAGCAGCGGTTTCCTCCGGCTTGTACATCTTGTCGTACAGGTGAATGCGGATGCCAGATGCGCTTTCGACAACAGAACGTGCTTCGGAATCAACCAGCACAGCGGTGGCGGTCTTCATAACCGTCAGGAACCGGTTCTTGATTTCATCCGCAGCAATCATCTTGTGGAAAGTGTTGGTGTTCATGTAGGCGTCGGTGATAATCTCACCAGTGTTTGCCAGCACGGTGTTTGCGGCAGTGGTCATCGTGGCGATGGGGGTTGCGGTGGTAGGAGCATCCCACTTCTCCTTGGTAGCCAGAGCCTTGTAATTGGACTGCTGCCAAGTGCCGTCAGGGTCGTAATCGTAGACGTAACTCACACCGTTGGATTCGATGGAGATGCCGGGCTTGCCAGTCTTAGGAGCCAGAAGCTGCCACACCATTCGCTCAGGCACAATGCGAGCCCCGGTAATAAGCTGTGCGGTATCATCGTAGACACGATTGATAACGTCTGCCGCAAACTCCTGATTGGTAGCCAGAACAGAGATAATCTTGCGGCGGTCTTCCTCGTCAATGTGAGTGCCCTCACGGAAGAACGGCATACTGGTCTCGGTCATCTTGATGCCCTGACGAGTACGGAACGTAGCCTTAGTGTCGAACACGCTAGGCTTCAGCGAAACGCCAACGCCCTTGTGACCACGCAGCCACTTCAGTTCCATGCTGACCTTCTTACGGGCAGGGAACAGAGCATCAGAAGCATAGGGCTGCGCATTGGTCGGGTCATTCGTCCAGTAGGCGGCAATCGCAGCAGGGGAGAAGATTTCATTCAGATTCAGTGCCATAATTTAGTCCTCCTTACTCGCTCTTTGCGCCAACATCGGTACGGCAGAAAACGGCGGGAACAGCCTTTTTCAGAGCGGCAATATCGTTTGCAGAATAGGTAAAGCCAGACAGCTTTGCCTTGTCCACATCAATAACGCCCTGAATCAGCAGTGCGCCATTGGGGTTGACGGCAGGGTCAACAGTGTGCAGCAGAATGCCAATGGCATCGGTAGCCGCATCGGTAGCGCTGGTGCCAGTAGTGGCAGCAGCTTTCAGACCAGTCTTTGCCATAGGATAACCAGCTGGAACAGCATTGGTTTCCTTGACGGTAAAGGGAATGGCAACGTAGGTATCAGCAGCCAGAATAGTGCTTTCAGGAGCCGATACCGGAGTATTGGTGTACTTCATGTTTTCCTCCTTAATGGAAAGCAGTCATTGCGTCACTCGATGCCTTGTTTGCGTCTGCGCGTTCCTTCGCAAAGCGTTTGGCAAAAGAAACACCTGCGCTATCTGCGCCGTCACCATTGCCATCCGCACCCGGAGGTGTGGGCATATCCTTCAGCAGAGAAGCCTTGTATGCGGTGTCGTGGGCAGTCATAAACTCCGACTGGAACTTAAACACCTTGTCCATGTCACCGTCAGCCAGTGCAGATGCAGCCTTGTTGGCAAGTTCAGCGTCATAACCCTGTGCAACGAACTTCTCACGGTAAGATGCAAGGGTCTTTTCCTTGACAAGGTTCTCTTTGTCGGCAGTCAGGGCTTCAATCTGCTTCTGCATCTCTGCAAGCTTGTCAGCCTGTTCCTGTGCGGCATTCTCGTCATCGGTACGCTTTGCCTTGAGCTGCTTCTTGTACTCCGCAGCTTCGCCATTGGCTTTCGTCACGGCGTTGCGCAGCTTCTCGACCTCTGCGTTAGGGTCTGCAACCTTTTCAAGCGCAGAAATGATTTCATCGGCGGTCATGCCCTCTTTGTAGGCATCACCAAGTAACGCTTTGTAGTTCATATCGTTAATTTCCTCCTGCGTTTTTTTATCGTTGCTTCCCTGCAACGCTGCGAAATTTGTATCCCGGCTTCCCTGCCGGAATATATCAGCCCGAAAATTCGGGGTGATTCTTTATTCCTTTGGATAAATTCTCTTGTACGGTTCAATGCCACTGTCCAAAATAGATTTTTCTCGCGCCGAATTTCGGTCAGGGTGTGTCCATTTGAATTTCCCACATTTCGTGCAGATATACTCGCACTCCATTTCTCGTGGTTCGTTTCCGTTGATGCCGTGCGTCCAATGCCAACGAGAAAGCGTATAGTCATGTTTGCAAAACAACTGTTTCCAAAAATCACGCATTATCTTTTTTCTCTATCCGCTCATCAACGATTTCCCAGTCGTCACACGCCATATTTTCCATGGTGTACAGAATGTCTTCTGAATCAGCAAGATTTACAATCTTGCCATCGTAGCAGTGCATCTCGACATAAGGTTTCTTAGAATCTTTAGACCCCAAGCACCAATAACCAGTCCAATGATGACGCTTAATTTTGCGTCCTCGTTTAAGAGCAAACAAAGCACTTGCAAAATTCATTTTTCTCCTCCGTTCTTTGCGTCAGCCTGTTCATTGACCATATTGTTGGTGTCAACAATATGGTCTGCCATTTGTTTCTGTGGCTTCGGGGCTTTCCCATCCTCGCCCAGCTTGCCAGCGGCAATCAGGAATGGCTTGCTCATTTCGTAAGCAGCCTGCGGGTCAGGGAACAGACCGGGTGTAGTGAACGCCAACTGCGGGTCAATCGGCTGCTGAATCATCTGTGCGAAAATCTGAACCTTGCTCTGCTGGTTATCGTACTGACGGCGTGGCAGTTTGATGTTGATGTCACTTGCCATCAGCTTAGAACCAGCCGTGTCACGCAGGATTTTCAGCATCACAGACAGGCTCTGACGTTCAGCATACTTGAACATATTCTCGTACTGCTGTGCCCTTGCTTCTGTGTGATTCCAACCATTACGGACGATGACCGCACCCACGTTGTCAGACGTTGAGTTCTCGCTGCCAGTGGCACTAGGCATAGCAGTCAGACTGCGATACACGTTCAACATGGAATCAAGCAAGGTCTGGCTCTGCTGCTGGTCAAGCTCATTTGCAATCTGAGAAACAGAAGCGGGCAGACCAGCGGTGGATTTCAGGCACATTGCGCCCAATTCCTTCACCTTGTTTAACGCATCCTCGTCAACAAGGCAGTTGGTAAACACCATGATGGACTGGATGAACTGTGCCACACCGTCCAAACGGTTGCTTTCAAGGTCGTTGATGGCATCCAACACAGGGATAGCCGGTTCAAACAGACCCATCCGCTCCGGGTTCAGCTTGTATTCGACCATCGGCAGCATTCCGAGAGAATGGTTTTCTGTTTTTGTGACCTTGCCGTTGTCGATTTCAAAGTACTGGTTTGGCGTATACACGCAAATCAGGTCGTTCAGTTCGTTCTGATAATTGCGTGGGATGTGCAGCACGTTGGCGATGGGCTTATGCCCGATGCCGGAGTTGTAAATCACATAAGCCATATCCGGGTCAGGAACGTCCACCAGCAGTGGCGTTTCGTCCGGGTAGTTGCCGTTGTACCCCTTGTCGGGAAGAACAATGCGGTATCCCTGTCCGCACTCCAACATCCACTGCCAGAGCCGCCGATCAAGAGAATCCTTGCCCTCATACTGCAAAGCATTGGACAGACGTGCGATTTCCTCACCGTCACCTGTTGCCGTTTCAGACCGCACATAAGAGCAGGGAGTGCCGCTCATGTAGCCTGTGTAGAAGCCCACGCACTCGTTGGCATGGTTCTCTACAATGCGATTGGTGATTTCAGCGTGATACTCCTTCGTGCGGTTGAGGACAGGCTGGCTACCCAAGTAGTAGTTGTGCAGAAAGCGAATTTCGTTCTTGTTTAGCAGGTGAATAGGCTCTGCTTTGCCCATGACCACTTTCAGCACGTTTGCTCGATTGATTTCTGTCTCCGGCGTTTCAATCGGTCTGCGCCCGGTCAGTGGCTTATTCAAGAAGACGTCAACAACTATCTGATACTCAGCCATGCGTTCCTCCTTTCCGGCAAAATAAAAAGCGCAGCAAGACAAACCTGTTAAGGTCTATCTCACTGCGCTTACAACTGCGCTTCAAAAGCTATTCAGTTCTTAAACTTTGGTACGGAGACCCATGTATCTTTTGGAAGGTTAGAATCTCCAATTGTAATCCAATGGCAAAGAGGGCACAAAAGAGAGAACTTGCCTTCCACTTCGCCAAGATAACGCCCACAATCACACGGATTGCCGTTTGCGTCTTTTCGAGGACGCTTGCATCGTACTTTTGCTACCATCTGTGCTCCTTTCGTTGGATTTCTGGAAACAGGCTGTTGAGCACAGACCTGTCAGAAGCTACTGGGAAACTGTTCGCACTTCCAGCCGTGCTATTCTTCGCCCGAAGAAAACCATTGCAGCCTTTACATTCAGTTGTTGGACAGACGTAAACGGGTCAGCTGCAATTTTGGTGCTGCATAATGGATTTGAACCAATGTATGTCCGGTTATGAGCCGGATGCTCTAGCCTGACTGAGCTAATGCAACATAGAAACCCGGCTTGATTGGTTAACCGCTGCTCTTTGCAATGTCATGCCTAAACATCACATTGAGAGCCGGGAGTAGCGGTGGAGGTTTTGGAGAATAAAGCCATGCAAAGCTAGGTAGTTGGTTGTGCTGCGTAACGGAATCGAACCGTTGCTTGCCAGCCATGGGGGAGACAGGCTGGCATTCCCCTTACAATTGGAAACGCAACATATAAAGCCCGGTGAAGGTGAAAGAGTGAGAAAACCTCCACCGGCGAAAGGAGGAATATGCTTGTTGACACGCACGCGAGTAAAATGACAAAACCCCGCGTGCAAGCTATTCCTTTAAGGGAAGCTGCAAAACTTCCTGCGTACATTATAAGCCTTGTCAAGTGGTGAAATCAAATAAATAGACCCAGCGAACACAATATATTGTGTTTTTAATCAAAAAGGCCTCTTGACAGGCTCGATTTTACTGATTCCGTTGTACAGTTCATCGGCAAGCTGAGCCAAACTATCCGGTGCATCATCGTGCGGAACTTTGCCAAGCTGCGTGAACATCGTCACCTGTTCCATAAACGCCTTGTACTCTTTTGACTGGTGTTTTTCGTCAAGGAAATAGAACCGTTTGATGTCCGGCGCATACTGGATGATTCTTGACAGCTTGCTTTGACCACTGGGCGCACGCTGGCTGCGAACAGAGCAGTGATAGCCCTGCTGCCGGAGCTGGCTGTCTACCACATCACAGTATTCATCGCCGCCGTTGTTGGCTTCTCCGCGCAACACGTTAATTTTGTGCTGGATGATTTTGCCCACGACTTCCGGTCTGGTCACGGTCTTGTCGCCGTTATTGAACACAAGATCGGGGATGAACACAGCATCGCCGTACACATAAGCAATAGGACAGGCGGTGAAGTCCCCGCCACCCCATGCAATATCCATGACCATAAGCTTGCGATCGGGCTCGCCATCAGGCAGAACGCCGTTAAAGTACCGCAGCTCATCGGCAGGGAAGAGCAGACCTTCACGCACATAAGGCTTGCCCATGTACTTTGCCCACCATGTTGCATCATCAATGCTGGCTTTCATGTCGGCATAGTAGGCATCGTCAAATCCAACACCGTAGTCATAGTTGAAGTTGCTGTGCCCGTTCTCGTCCACCGCAGGAATCACCCGGAATCTATACTTCGGGTTGTCTGCATACTGGCTTTGGATGCGCCCCAAAGGGTCAAGCACGTTCCAACGTGTGCCGACCATCAGTTCCAATGCGCCTTGCTTTTTACGGTCTTTCAACTGGTTTAAGTAGGCATCGTACTTGTTGTTCAGGCGTTCAACGTTCAGGCTTTCCTCCAAGTCCTCAATCAAGTCATCGCTGTACAGAACACCGCCCTCGCCGATTTCAACAGCACCAGTCAACGTGCCGCCAATGGAACGGCAAGTAAGGGTGGGGAAACGCTTCTTTCGGTTCAGATCAACGCTTTCGTCCTTTGCACTCTTGTCCACAAGCTGAACGTCAGGGAAGATTTTGCCCCAGTTGTAGGTTACAGGGTCAGTAATGATGGACAGCACTTCGCCGTAGAAGCCATTTGTCAGCTTGTCGGAATGTCCGCTCATAACCGATGCAACGTCAGGGCGGTTGCCCATCAGCCATGTGATAAAAAATATACAGAGCGTACTTTTTCCAGTACGCGGGGGCTGACTGACCCCAAGAAATTCTACACGGTGGAAAAACAAATCCTCTAGGTCACGAACCAGCGTCAAAAGTACCTTTCGTCTCGGCTGATAGAACTTCTTTTCCGGCGCACGGTTCCATTCAAGGTAGATACAATAGCTGTCGAACACATCTTTCGCTTCAAACAGGTACGTCCGACCGATAATGTCATAGACCTTCGCCACGTCCTCGCCTGTTTTCATCTTGCTCATCATGGATGCACAGACGGAGCGCAGCTCACCAGAGTATTTGTAGGCATCGAACCGCTTGTCTTGCGGCAGAGCGTCTCTCAGGTTCACGACCGCCTGAAACCAGTCCTCATAGACCTGTGCTTCGGTCGGATTCTGCTTTGCATACGATTTGATGCTGTCAATGATGGCGATACACTGCTTTGGCTGCATAAAAAAATAGGCACCCCCTACCTAAAAATGTAAAGAGTGCCTACAACTGCACAAAAATCAAATATTCGGTTTTATTCTAAGTTGCGAACAATGTCACCTCGCGGCTTTCGCGCGGTTTGCATCATAATCAGCAAACATAGACGTTGCAATCTTCATGGCTTCTTCTATTGTAGGAGCCTTGATGAATGCTCTGCATCCAAACAGGACTCCGCTTGCATTTGTTTTGCTATCTTCCGGGATGACGTAGATTTTTCCGTTTTCACGTTTGGCAAGCCACGTCCGTTCTGGCTCTTCGTGTTTTTCTGGTTTCCGTCTGAACGCTTCTACCGGCTCACTGTCAACGTATGCTTCAACTCTAGCGCCGTACATCTCTGCGATTTTCTCCGCACGTCTGCGGCTTTTGGTCAGAGTGATGATATGATATTCATCTTCTCCACCGCTCGTTACTGCGTAAAGTTTTCTAGCCATACTTTCTCACCTGTTCTGTTCAGCAATCCGATACCATGTCTGGCGGGTAACGCCAAGCTGTTTGGCAGCGTCCGTGACCGTGAGAATGCGCTTCTCCACCTGCTCATGGAGAACGTCAAAAAGGTTGCGGTCATACTCGGTTGGCTTGCGCCCTTCCCTGTAATCAGGGCGCTGGCTGGCAATTTTCTTGCCCTCTTTGGTACGTTCAACAATCATGTCACGCTCAAACTCGGCAAAGGCAAGCATCACCGTACGAATAACCTTTCCGGTGGGGGAGTTATTCATAACCCCCATGTTCAGGATGTTCACCGAAACGCCCTTATCAATGAACTGGTCTATCAGTTCAAGACCATTCTTAGCAGAACGAGCAATACGGTCAAGCTTCGCCACGATCAGCGTGTCTCCCGGCTGGATTTCAGCCATCAGCTTATCCAGTTCAGGTCGATGCAGCTTCGTGCCGGTGTAAACATCCGAAAAGATTTTCTGTGCGCCGTTAGCTTTCAGAAGTTCCGACTGAGCTTCAAGACTGTTGCCATCAATAGCTTGTCCAGCGGAACTGACACGAGCGTAACCATAAATCATTCTGGTTCACCACTTTCCGATTTGTTGCTTGTTAAGACATATTCGTTCAGCACATATTCACGAGAGCCTTTCGGCACGAGAACCACATCATAATTTAACGCATCGGAAAATTCAATAAGGTTTTCAAGGGAAATATTTTTTCTTCCAAGACGCTGCGAAACCGCATTGGGACTTGCATAGCCAAGCCGCTCATTCAGTTTTTTTACGGTCAGATACGGATTTTTCTTCAAAATGTCTTTCAAGGCAAGAATGGCGTTCATTTTTTGGTACTCCTTCTCTTTCTTAACGCCATTATATCACAGAAGTGTGATTTGCGCAAGACATTTTTGAAAAAATATAGCCAGTGGTTAGAGAATATCTAGCCGCTGGCTTTTTATGTTACATTTGAATCGCTACGATTTCCCACGAAGAATAATTGGAAAATCCAGAATAGGGGTGAATTTCAAAGTTCTTCGTCTCTCCCGGTTGGATGTCCAAGACATAATCAATATCTCCGCACACGGGAACTTCTTCACCGTTTTCATCTTTCATCTTATACAGAACGATGACCTTTGCGTTTGTCTTGTATGCGCTGTTATTAGTCACTTTTCCGGTAAATCTTGTTTCATAACCACTACCACGCTTTGAAGTATTGGCAACAGCCAATTCACCTGCTCTTAAAACTTCTTTTCCTGCACTCGGCTGATAATTATAGTCTTGTGCCGAAACAGACATTTCGATACCAGCCGGGATAGATCCGTCATACTCGTATGTAAAGTATCCAGCATACCAATAAGAATCATTTTCCGCAACCCAGTCCAAATATTCATCGTCTGTTTTGATTACGGAGCCATCCTCTGCAACGACTGCAATTTCAATATGTGGAAACCATGCTGCAAGATTTTTGTTGGTATTCTCGATTTCAAGAGCATAAGAAATATAAATCGTGCTACCATCACGCCACGCATAAGACCCATGATTCTTAATGCCCAACGGTTCATACTGCGTTGCATTTGTCTGCTCAAGTTCAATAAGACCAGACCATTCATCAGGCTTTGCAGTTGCCATTGCGCTAATAGGCATAGCAAGCATCATAGCCGCCACTAGAGCCGCCGCAATTATTTTCTTTCTCATTTTTGATTCTTCCTTTCTTTGGCCAGAATTTTATATAACGTTTGAAATACCATGTGTCATAAGATACACACCAAAAACCAAAAGAGCTGCGCCGATAATGATGCCCCATATTGAAGCGGCAATCTTTTCGTTCTTTTCGCGTCTTTCTTTATTTTTGTCATTCTTTTGGTTCATTGCAGATTCCTCCCTTTCAAGGCTTGTAAGGCAAGTATAGCACAGAACACAGACCCTTTGTAGGGGTCTTTTTGTTTTTGCGGAAAATTTTGAGATTGGAAATGGGGTGGGGGTGATTTATGCGGAAAAGAGGGGGCGGGTAAGCAGGGAAAGCGCCTTTTTTGAATTTTTTATACGCGAGGTGTCGACCACCCCACCCCCGGCTCGCCCCATATACCCCAGAGGTGGAGACCCAGGCCCCAGCACACCCGGACGGACTGCACAGCGCAGGCAGCAGCGCAGGCCACGCAAGGAACGACACACACGCCCGAACGCTGGACGCGCTGCACCCGTCTGCACTCTATACCAGACATACCACGCCGGGCAGATCGAGACGGCGGCGGGGCTGAAGTGCCTGCGCAGTGTGTCCGAAACTGTGCAAATTTGGACACGTACAAGTTGCCTTGCATCAAGTCACATTTTTGTGATGTTTTGTTGCCTGTGCAACGGTTTTGCCCTTTACAAAGTCACACAAGTGTGATATTATAATGTCACAAGATGAGTCACACAAGTGTGACGCACACCACCACAAAACAGGAGGACAAAAACCATGATGAACAATAAAGAGATCGAATACACCGCCCGCCCCATTCCGGGGGACTACGAAGGCCGCAGCCATCGCGCGTGTGTATGGTACAACAGAGCCCGCGCCGCGTTTGATCTTGCCACGCTTGACGCGCTAACAACTGCCGCAGATAAAGCCGCTGACCGCGTACCCACTAAAGCATACGAAAAAGCAAAAAAGCTTCTTGACAGCGTGCAGCGTTGGGGGCTTGCAGATGCAAGAGCGTGGGAGCTTGACAACGACAGCCGCTATTATAACTCCGCGTGGCTCAAAACCCGACAGGCTCAGCTTGCAAAACGGCGTGTAAAGCTCAACAAAGAACTTGCAGAATACGGCTTGCAAATTGACAGTTACGGCTTGTATCCTTGCATTAGAGAAATCACCAAGCCGGGCACAGATATGTACTTGCTTTACTGGTTTTAATGGGGGGTATAAAAATGAAAATGGAATTTCGGACAAAGACCAACGTAAACGGTCATTGCTACTATCTCAGAATTGACACCAACGACAAAACGGTTTCAACCGTCCCGGAACATTGTGTATCTAAGGACGTCCCCACGCTGGCAAAACGTGATTTAGACACGCTCAAGGCTCAGGCCATTACAGACGGATATACGGAGGTTTAAACCATGACAAGAACAGATGAAATCAACGCCGAAATCAGAAATCAGGCCGTGCGCCTGTATCCCAAGTGCGCCGGGCTGTTTGAGCTGCCGTTAATGGTATACACTCAGATTGTAGCGGACAACCTGACCCGCTCCAAGCCGTACCGTTTGAGCGTTGAGCGTTGCAAAAAAATCATTCTGGCAATGCCGGAGTTTGATTGATGGAGGGTTTACAATATGATTACTTTGGACTTTACCCAGTGGGCTGCCCTCTGGTACGTGGGCGGCATGATTAGCGGTGCACTCGTTATGATTGCTTTTTTAAACAGCTGAGGAGGGCGCAAAATGACATACACGGCAAACAAAAAGGCGTACGGCCTGTTAGAATCCCTTGCATATTGGATGGCTGAGATCTCATATTGCAGGGAAAAAGACCCGGGCGACGTCGGGTTTTTAGACAAGGCTGACAAAACTATTCATTTTTTGTTTGGTCAGCTTGACCGGGCGGGCGTCCCGTTTTGGGCACAAAACTCAGCGCTTGCAATCGGTGAAAATTGGAGGGAATACGAAAAACACAACCTTAGAACGTTATTCACAAACAAAGGAATTTTGGAGGGCTGAAAAATGTCTAATTTTGAAAAAAGAGTAAATGAGTACAGGGAAAACAAGCGGCTTATTGAAGAGCTTGAAGCAATGAACGACGCAATTAGAACGGATATAATCAACATGATGCACGGCGCGCCGGAAATGGTGCAGGGCACGGCAAAAGCCATTTATAAGGACGTGCAAAGCGTCCGGCTCGATAGCAAGCTACTCAAGACGTTGCACCCGGATGTATACGCAGAATGCAGCAGCAAAACCAGTTACAAGCGTTTTAGCGTGGTATGATGGAGGGTTTAACGATGAGAACTATTTTTGATAACATTTTGTTAGAGCTGGCCGACTGTGCCAAAACTCATAACGATCTTCAGGTGCAGCAGCTTGAATGTGACATCACAGACAAGTATAACGCCGGGCTTTTATCTCCCTACGAATTTCATGCGCTTTATGGCGTGGCGTTTAGTATCAGAGAGGAGATTTTTTCAAAATGATATTATCTTGTATTCTGTTCTTCTTCTGGTTTTTCTCAGCGCTGTTTAAAGCGTCCAAATAAGAAGCATTTCACCCGGTCAGCAATGGCCGGGCTTTTCTTTTGCCTTGCATCTGACACGGTGCAGGGCTTTTATTTTGCCCTGCTGCAATACAACCCCATACAAGCGTTTACAGTGCGTTTTGTGTTGTTCGTGCAATTATACCGCACACGCTACAAAACAGCGCACAGGGCTTTGCAGGCGCTTTTCCTGCGGTTTGCCCTATTCTACCGCCCACGATACCAGACTGACACAAGCGGATATAATACCGCCTGCGCCACGCCGGACGCTGTACAGCTCAGCACAGCCGCCTATTATAATAAGGTATATAAGGGTGCAGCGGTGCGCCTCTGTTATAGATCCATGCCAGACGGTACAGCATACCGCAGACCATGCCAGCCCGGCGGGGTCTCGATGCTTCCCACGCCCGGCGGCTTGTAATCTGACACCGGGTCAGCGGTCAGGGTGCACCGGCTGGCACCCTCCACCCGTCGGGGCAGTCCAGCAACGGGGCGTGGCGGGCGGCGCGGAACCATTGACGGCTCCCGCCGCATCTCTTTTCGGGCTTTCGCCCGATAGCTAATAGAGGTCAGCAATAGTCGTAGCGTTCCGGCTGAAATAGTCGTAGAATAGTCGTAAAGTCGTCAGATGACTAGCTTTTGAAAGTCCTATATATTGTACAACAATAAGCAGTTCGCTGATAGTCGCAGAGTAATAGTCGTAGCGTTTTCTTGCGAACCATCGTCAAATAGTCGTGTATTTTTTGTGTGAAATAGTCGTTTGCCTTTTAGGAAAAGAGAGGTGCGATAGTCGCTAAGTCATCAGACCGAATAAAATTCATAATTCATTACATATATTCACTCATTTATTCACTCGCTAGCCATACCAAATTCGTACATCAACCGTACTTATTATAATATACGCTTATATATCCTAGTAACTATCTAGGGATTATTCTGCTGGAATAGTCGTACCATCCGATTCGGTCTGTTCCTGCTCGATTTAATTCCCAGTAATTCACTATGGTATTATATTTAATTCATAGTATTCTGCTATGAATAGTCAATGCAACATTTCTACATATTCAACTGGCTACAAAATGAAGTCAATTCTCCATGTTTGGAATAGTCGCAGACCATCCACCAATCCGAACATCGCACCGGCTCTCGCCTACGGTCTGCTCTGCTGGCTAACGGTATAGCTTTTGGAAATAGAGGGTTGTAGGGGGAAAGAACCTTTTCAAAGCATCTGGTTTTTGTTTTCGGTTGTCGCAGTTGTCGCACCATTTTGGCGTGGGGGCCTCAAACAATTTATTTGTTTGAGGGGGGAGTTAGGGGGATTATAGGGGGTAATAGGGGTTGTAGGGGAAAGAGGGGGAAGAAAGGGGGGAAGATTGGTATTCCATGATACCAACGCATACCATTCGTATCAACTGGTACGATTCGTATCGCTTGGTATGCAATAATCGCATCTATTTCGCCTAACGCGCTCTGCTTTCGCTTGATTCTCCCATTGATCGAGACGGCTCCTTCCTAAAATCAGGCCTTGCCGTTTTCTCTCGATAAATAACAAGAGAAAAAAGCATAGAATAGCCGCAGAGGGTAGTTTTACCGCCCGATACCATTCCATGCTTTTCATTCCGTTTGTTGATTGGAGATTTTAGCGGAGATTAGATTTTACCGTCTGCTTGCATCTTGCGCATACGCTCCGCAGCCGATTTCTTCTGCTCTTCCGTCATAATTCTTGTGGTTGCAAACCGAACCAGTCGCTTGGGCATCTCATACCACTTACCGTCCTTATCCTGCTTGACCAGCTTGTACGATGCAGGCTCACGTTCACATAACTTGTCGAGCTTGCGCATATACACCGGGTCGGCGGTATAAACCGATGCAGTATCTTCCGCTGCATTGAAGTTGACGATGGTCTCTTGTTCCAGTCGAGTGATGTTCATAATCGTTTTCCTCCGTTTGTTGATTGATGAAAAATATTTATGGGGTTCAAGCGGTAACTTTATCGCCCAAACACTGTTATCTGTTTTTCTTGCCTATTCTACTGTGACGATACGAACGCAGAAGCGATGTTAGGCTGTTATCACTCAATCGCTTCGTATGTTTTCTCGAAAATGTCAGGTTTGCACGGGTAGATTTCGCCATTTACGCCACGAATGATATAATCGCCAGTCCTTGCAATCATAGTCCCTTCAAGCGTTTTAATCTCGCACCACGCAGGATCATCGTGAAACTTTCCGAAGTCATGCGTAATAATATCGTTGCTACTTACTGCATCCCAGAACCAATCTTCTCCAATAAGGCCTCGTGCATTGAGCTTGAATGCTTCGATAACAACTGGCTTCTTGCGGTATTTCATGTTTATTCTCCTCTCGTTACATCCACACGCATTCTTTGAACTGCTGTGTTTCCATCTGGAACGTGATGTCCAGTGACCCTACGTTTCCCTCTTTGTTCTTCTCAAGTGCAAAGTGATAATGCGGCTCCGGTCTCTTTTTCGTGGTCACGTTCTGCGCCAGAAGAATGATTGCATCTGCGTCCTGTTCAATCTGTCCGCTCTCTCGCAGGTCTGCGGCAGTCGGTGGAATGCCTGTTCTTGCTGTCTCTCGATTGAGCTGTGCAAGTGCTACCACCAGCGTTCCTGTGGACTGTGCGAACTCATGCAGTGCCATGCTGATTTCCGTGACGGCACTGTATCGGTCTTTCGCTCCGGCTTGATGGATAAGTTGCAAATAGTCGATGAACACCACTTTTGCCTGCATCCTAATGGACTGCGTTCTAATCCACCCAACGCTCTTACCAGCGGCAGAACGGACGAACAGCGGATATTTCTTGATGGCTGCCAATCGGTCAAGCTCGTCAATGCTGACGGTCTTGTTTTTGACCGTATGCAGCGGTACGCCTAGCTGGTTTGCGATAATACGAGCATAGAGCGTGTCCGGGTCAGTCTCTAGGCTGAAATACGCCACCTTGCGTCCGTTCTTGGCTATTTCACAGGCAAGTTGCAGGGACAGAGCGGTTTTACCTGCGCTGGGTCTGCCGCCGATCACAACGAAGTTGCCCGGAACAAGATGCAAGTTGTTATCCAGCACTCTAAGCCCTGTGCTAATATACTCCGGCTTATCATCCAGCTTGCGGATGTAGTTGTCTATGCCGTCACACATCGGAATGAAATCGCTTCTCTCGTTGTGTAGATTGATAGCTTCGCCTAGCTGCTCATAAATGCCTGTCAGGTCTGCGTATCTGGTCGAGCCATCAACGATTTTGAACGCAAGTTCTCTGGCTCTGGACAATGCTGCCTGTTCCTTGACGATTCTAGCCCATCCAAGCATCATGTCATGGGTGACGTTGCGGATGAACTCTGCGCCAAAGGCATCCAGACATTCACCCATTGCTTTCTTGCAGTTATCGTACCGTCCCATGACTTCTACCGGGTTCCACTTGTCGTTGTGTTCCCAATAACCAAGAATGGCAGCGAATGTATCACGCAGCTCAGGGCAAAAATCGTCGATTTTAAGGTCTTGCAGCACATCGGCGTATTCCGAGAACGTGAGGACTGCTCCAAGAAGGATGTATTGGGTCTGATTTTCAATATTCACCGCAGAAAGTCTCCCTCGTCAGGCAATTCAGCCATTGTCTGCTGATAGCCGCCATTCCAGTCCTTCACGTTACGCATCCAGTTCCGTGCAGCAGCTTTCCAGTCCTTCATGGACGATTTGCCGACCTTCCAACCATTTGCCGTGAAGTGGTCAATGAACCGCTCCGCTTCCAGTCCGCCGTATCCCTTTTCGGAAAAGTAGGATTTTGCTTCTTCGACAGTCGGAGCTTTGAATCGTTTGACTTCGTTGGTATTTTTCTTTTCACATTTTTCTTTTTTATCAGATTCAGATACAGAATCAGATACAGATAAGGCATCGTTTGCATTCATTTGCATATTTTGCATACCAGCGTATGCATTTGCATCATTAGTATGCGTTTGTATGCACTTGCATTTTTCATCGTTCCAACGCTTATTTGCACTCCGTCTGTTTTTCTCAATTCGCTCCTGTCTTTTCTGTGCATTCATATCATCGAACGCCTTGACGACTTTCCAGAGCATCCGCATAGCACGGTCGTTGTCGTATGCTGGCTCAAGTCCAGTCTCAACATACTGTGCATAGTTGCGGATGAATGCTCCAAATTCCTCGTCTGTAAGCTCATCCATCGCATGGACGTGTTCCAGCAGAAGAACCATTGATGTTCTCGGCTTGTTTTCCTGCTCCATACTTAATCCTCTTTGTAGCGTTTGTTCCATGCTTCGATGGCTTTTTCTTCACTAATCGCATCAGATGTCTCAACTCCACAATTATTGCACATCACAAAATAAGTCATACCGTATCCAAACGGACGAATCAATTCTATTTTGGGCGGCTTTGCACCGCAGAACGGACATCTCTTAAGTTCTTCCATCTTTAATCCCCCTCAAAACAAGCACTCAGCGTCAGATTCACGAAGCCATCCTTCGCCCGGAATATTGACTATCTCATAATACTGCCGTGCAACGTAGATTGTTTTCTGCCCATCCTCAGCAATCAGGCCGACAATCAGATAGTTGCCAGCAGCCATAAAGAACCAAGGGTTGCTCTTGTAGGTCTCGCCCTTCATCCAGTTCTTCATCCTGTTCACGGCTTTTTCAATATCCTTATCGGGGCAGTCCGGGTTGTTGTACGCAAAGAATCCTCAGGAAATTTAAGTTTTTTCATTTTCTGAACCCCTCTCTCGTTCTCGTGATTCGCTTATGCGCCTTGACAGGCCTTGTGCCTTTGCCGTAAGCTGGGCGGATATGTTTTGCCTTGATATACCCACAAGGCGGCTTCGGCCCGAAATCAAAAAGGCTCAAGTCCATAATGATGATGCCAAATTTCTTGTTTGTCATGTTTAGCCCTCCTATACCATCGGAAACGCCATCTAATGCGTCACCGTCACATCTTTCGGCAGTCTCTCGCCTATCTCATCCCAGAACTGACCGTCTGCGTAACAGCCAAGAAAGTACGCTGTCGGCGAGATTCCTTGTAACATTTTTCCATCTTTATCACGCCACGTTGTCTTAGTCGCAAGCAACAAAGGCTGCGTCCGCTCTCGTAGCGGTTCGCTTGCCGGATGCCAAAGTGTGTTACTCATAACCTGTTCTCCATCAAAGAACCACAGTTCGGGCAGTAGTTGTAGCGGTCTCGGTTGTTTCTCGCATGGCAATTACTGCACATGAACATCGTCTTATCTTCGTCTTGCGCAATCCATTCAGCGGTGCGCTCTAAGGCTGTCGGGGCATCTTCCACAACGTCAATGGCATCGCCAATACCGCAAGCACGGCATCTTACTCCATTGTAGTTTTGGCAATCTTTACAATATGATTTCTTGATTCTTTCAATAAGTGCGTTTCGTTCAAGGTATTCTGGATAATTAGCCATTGTCTTTCACCTCGATTGTTGGCGCAGTGTCGATGTAATCTAACAAATCTTCCAAGTCACATCTCTGATACCGATATTCCGTAGAAAATTCTTCGCTAAACTCCTGCATCCATTCTTCGATACGTTTCCGTAGTGCATTAGCGTCAATCGGGCGAATGTTCATTTTCTTCTTCCTTTTCTGCGTCCATTGTTAGATTTGCATTCAATAGCGATTTTTGTTCAAACATTTCTCTCCCGCATTTTGGGCATCTCCATCCAGAGCAGGTCGCCTTAAGGTTTCTAAAATCGTAAAAACACTTGTAAACGAGGCCATCTACTCTTAGCATTTCGACTTTGCACCACGGGCAGTCAACTTTCATCGCCATTTCTCCCTTTAATCTCCATCCCACACGCCGTCAGGACGCATCTTTGCAAACGCAAGCAAACCGTACAAGGCGCGTTTGGCATTACCTTCTTAAAACATAATAACCATAATCTGTATTATAATGTCGCATACAGCTACAACCAGCGAAGCCAAACACAACACGAGAGCGTAGTTCGAATCGTAAAACACAGGTTCTCTTTTGCATTTTCTGTAAATAGGGTAGCCAATCAGCCACCCGATGAAGAACAGTGTCGAGAATATAAACACAATGCCTACAATAATTATTAAAACAATCATGTACATTCTTAGCCGTCCTCCCCAACGTCCTTAAATAGAATTTCTTTGTAAGCTTTCCAGTCTTTGATTTTGCACGGAATGTCCGTGCCGGGCACGGTCTTTTTTAGACTATCCATCTGCCAGACGTTCCATGAGATGATAGCAGCCATGTTGCGAACCTTCCCAGCGTCAGGCTCTATGCCGAATAGCCACTTAAAGTTTTCTCTGCCTAAAGCGACTTCATATATCGGCATTGACTTTTCTCCCTTCAATCTTCATCCCACACGCCGTCTGGCCGCATTTTTGCAAATTCAAGCAGCCAATACAGCGCACGCTTTGCATTGCCTTCTGTCGCGTGCAAATAGTCGTCATCGTCCGTATCATCACCCAAAGCGGCAATAGCCTTTTCCAGCATCGGGATGCTTTCAGCTCCCGTCTTGCCGTAGATAGAACGAATTCCTTTTTTCCCGAGCACATCATTACGCCGATAGAACTTTCTATAATTCCATGTGACGTAGCGCATCAGTTTTTCTGTTCCACCCACAATTCTCGCGCCGCCTGCAATAAAATGTACGCTATCCGCTTTAAGCGTTTCATGCGTTACGGGGTCGCATAGCGAAATATCATAGCTCATGGCTTTCTCCTTTCAATCTCATTGCAAACCGCCTTGTAAAACGCATCCCACGTCTCATAGTCGCAGGAATCGCCAAAGTCAAAACCAGTCCGCTTGCATTCTTCAATGTCACGCTCAAAGCAATCAAGCGTCTTGTCCGTCAGCTCCGGCAGAAGCGGTGTGATGTATCCGCAGACAAGGCTAGGCATATATGACCGTCTGCCCAAGCAGTAGCGAACAGCGCAGTTGCAGACCGCTCCGAAGTCGTCATTGTCGGGGTCTACCATGCCTTTAGGAACATCTGACCTTAAATCATCAACGCTGCATTTAAGGGCTTCCGCAAACTTTGTCAGTCGCGTTTCCTTTTTTACGTCACGCTTTTGCTTTTCAACGGCACTTACATACGCATTGGTTGTTCCAATCATTCTTGCAACATCTTTCTGCGTGATGCCAAGTTCAAGTCTGCGCTTCCTGATTTTCTCCCCTGCTGTCATCTTTTCTCTCCCATTCCTTGCATCCACGTTTGTCCCACACGAAGTCTGCAACGTGTTCTGACTGGTCGTTCACGCATACGCCCTCCGGCTCCGCGTACCATTTGCAAGAACCGCAGGATGGCTCGGATTTGTTCTCACAGGATTCTGCTGTGCATCGGACAGTTTTGCCAGCGGAGAATTGTTTGATGCCCATGCAAGAGCAATGTTCGGTGGTGCAGTAGAAGTTCATTCGTACTTCCTCCATCCAATAAAGTCACACAAGCCTATTGTCTGCGGGTCGCATTTATGCGTGAATTTTACGCTCGGTAAATTAAACCCTTTTAAGTTATTGCAAACGGTTTCAATGCTAAAAAGTTCGTCAAACGCATTGTCAGGAATTTTCGCATCTTCGGTGCTGTAGATAACCATGCCGCACTGTTTGCAACGCCATACAGAGCATCTTTTCATCTTTTCTGCCCTCTCTTTCCCCTGTTGAACCGCCCGATCACTCGCTTATACTCTGCATAGCACTCCGGGCACAGGTCGCCTGTGTCCCTACGCCACGCCCAGTCCTTGAAGTATTCGTCAGGGTTCATCATCCTGCCGCCCAGAACCGCTCCGCAGCGGTCGCATACTCGCTTGTGGTAGATTCCTCTGTCAGTTTGCATTAGATTCGCCTGCTTTCTTTTTAGATGCGCGTTTTTTATTTGGGCTTTCAATCTGCTGTGGTTCAATTTGCTGTGGGATAGAATCAATCAGATTCTTGAACTTCTGCATAGTTTGATATTCAATCAAACCAAGCATAAACTGCGCTAGTTCTAATGGCGTTCCAACCTGTTCCGAACGACCGTCAGGATATGTAATGATTTTCATTGCTCGTTCCCCCAACATCCTTGAACAGGATTTCTTTGTTGGCTTTCCAGTCTTTGATTTTGCAAGGATTATGTTCCCAGTCAATCAGCTTTTGTTACGACTGTATCTGCTCCATTGACAGTAACCCATCCGTGCTTCAGTCTGGCTTCAGCTTCTTTCATCTGAATCAGTTCGGGAGTGATGGATTCCGACACGATACGATTCGATTCTGCTTCTGCCTGTGCTTCGATCACTTTCACATCGGCTTCCGTCTGAGCCTTCACCTTGTCCGTCTCAGCCTGTGCAAGAGCAGTCTGCTTGTTCAGCTCAGCGATTTCAGCGTCCTGCTTTGCTTGTTCTTTCGCTCTAATCTTTTCGGTTAGGGTGTCATCCAGCTCTACGTCAATCACGAGGGCACTTGAAACGTTGATTCCGTATTCATTGGTAAGCTTTTCGTTCAAATAATTTGTGATTGCGTTGTTTACTTCCGTTTTCTTTTCAGAATAAATATCCATTACAGAAAACTGGGGCGTTACCTCCTTGACGTAGGCGATAATGCTGTTCTGGATGCGGCTTTCCACAAGCGTTTCACCATCCATTCCGTTAAAACGGCTGTAAAGTTCAACAACACGGTCTGGAATGAAGTTATAATTTACGGTAAGGTTTACTCCAACCATTCCACCGCTTGCAGGAGCGTCAATATGCCAATCTGCGTGTTCTTTTGCGTTGTAATCTGCCGGGTCATCCGAAAAAATAAGTTGCTGCTGGCTGATAGGGAACTTGCTAACGTGCTTCATGGGAGAAAGAAAGTGCCAGCCCTGCGACAATGTGTTCTGCTCAACGCCTCGTGCCGAATAAACAACTCCAACATAACCAACAGGCACTCTCTCCAAACACAGCAAAAGAACCACTGCAACAAAAAATGCTGCTACCACAGAAGAAATAATAGTTGCTACCTTTTTCATGTTTTACTCCTTATCGTTAAAATTGTTGATAATCAAAAAGGCGACCGCCCAAGATACTAAAAAGAAAACAATGAGTTCTTTCACTTCTTTGTCACCTCTCTGTACTCCACGTCAATCCCTTTCGGCAAAGCCGTCTGGTACTTCTGAGCCAACTGCTCTGCACTCTGGGCATCGCCCAACGGCTGTTCAGGCGGCGCAACGGTGACTTCCACGTTGTCACGCATACCAAAATAGTTCTTGGCTCGGAAAATCCACTCTGCCGGGTTCTCCTGACCATACATACCGTTGTACGCCCACATGGACTGCATTTGCAGAATCAGTTTTAGGATGTACTTCTGCTGCAAGCTGTCGTCACGGCGTTTGCCCGCCATAATCTGCTTCAGGCTCACCCATTCGATGCCCAGCACCAATGCAATCCATTCCACCACAGGGGAAATTCTGGCTTCGATGCAAGCGTCAAAAAAGAAGTCAAGGCGTTGCTGCACTTCAATTGGGTTGTTCATGTCCACGCTCGGAAGGTCGCCAAAATACTTGGCTGCAATCATGCCGATGACCTTCTTGTCCTCTTCATCACCGATTCTCGACTGCAAATCGCCTGTGTTCAGCATCTTAGACCTCGTAATTGCTAACTCCTGTTGTTCTTTCACCTTTTTACTCACCTGTGAGCGGATAGACTTCCGCTTGTTAAGCATCTGTTGTTTCTTCTTCTCACGCTCTTTCTCCCGCTTTGCAGCGGCTTCTTCTTTCGCCTTTTGCGCCCGCTTCTCACGCTTTTTCTTTTCAGCTTCGGTCAGCGGCGGTCTGCCACGACCACGCTTCGGGGGTGTTGCCAAGAGTTATCACCTCTTCATCTTCGTTTTGATGTTGTCCAGCGCCCGTGCAATCCACAAAACGGAACAACAACTACCAAGTTCGTTCCACCAAGCGCACTTTTCTTTCTCGCATACGCACCGCCCAAGCGGATTGCTGGTCATTTTCATGGGGCAGTAAAGCTCGTTATCCATCATCATTTACCTCAACCAAATAATTAGCGAAAATGCAGTTGAAAGCACCATACTTGCCAGAATACATACCATTAGCAACCAATCGTCATCATGCCAATCTATTCTGGTTGTCATATAGGCAGAAATCATAATCAGTACAACAAGTGGCAAGCAAAGTGCTTTCAAAATGATGTTCGCCATTCTTATTTCCACCCCATCACAACAGCCGTACAAGCGATCAGACACACGTTGACGAACAGCCAGACGAGCATTGCTTGTCGTTCTTCAAACAGGTTGTCCGCCACGCCTTTGATTGTCCGCTCGGACTGAACTACCACCGCCAGCAGGACTAGGCAGACCAGCCAGCGTGTTACAAATTCAAACATTGTTATCAACTCCACCTTTCTCTCAGCTCTTTTTCGACCTGCTCTGACTTTGCTGTGATGTAATCTGCAAACTCGTCAGGGGTCATGTCCTCTTCTTTAAACTTTCCGACCATCTCCCAGTACCTGTCACCAATGCGGATGATTTTCTGCACCTGTTCATCGGTCAGGTCTGCATCGCGCCGAAGGTTCTGAATCAGTGCGCTCCATGTGGCGGCGATTCCATCCAGAGCCATACGAAATCCGCACAACTGGTTCTGCCGTGCGATTTTGCGAAGGTTGGTCGGCTTGATCTGTTTGCCACACAGTGGGCAGTTTCCAAATTTATTCATCTGACCGCTCCTTATCGGTGGAAAGTTCAAATGTGACTTTCAGCGTTTTGCCACCACGGACTTCCCATGCCTTTTGAATTTCGATCTTGTTGTCACGCATCATTTCCGTGACGAAATGTCCCATGACCGCCGTAATCGCTTCATCGGTCACATCTGACTTGTTGCGCCACATCTTCAAGCCATCTTTTCGAGGCGGTGCCATCGTTCCTGCATAGATGTTTCCAAACATCCCACATCCAACATGATATTCAGCCATTTTTATTCTCCTTTGCTTCAAGGCGAGAGAGCCAACGGTCGAGCTTTTTTGTGATGGCAATTTGGTATTCTTCGTCAAGCTCCACGAGTTGGAACGCACCTTTATCATCCCAAAGCTGGTCAAAGGCAACGTTAACGTCTGCCCATTCTTCCAGCAGATTTTCTTCGCACTCTGCCACACTCTTCGGTGTTGGGTTCGTTCCGTCCAGTGCACGGCGCAGCTTCAACGCAGCCTGTGCCAGTTCGGATGCTTCTTCTGCCAACTGCGCCAAGATTTCTGTCTTGGGCAGAATGTCTGAAACTTTCTTACTCATTTCTGTTCTCCTTTCAACCAGTCGTTCAGCTTTGCCATGCAAGAGGGGCAAAGAGCAACAGGTTCCATATCGCTTTGCTTGTACCAGTCAAGAGGAACATAACTGTGGTCAATCACAACCTTCTGTATTGCGTTTCCGCAGCCTTTCCATTGCTCGCTTGTTTCGGATGCTCCGATTGTCATGGTATTGTCGTACCATATAAATGTATTGCCACATCTATCGCATTTCATTGTCATGCTTGGCTTTCCTCCAATCTCTTTAGTAGCCCGTCCACGTCATACCGCCAATGGACACGCAACCTTTTTGCTTTGACCTCTATCCCCTCTTGCTCTGCCCACTGCCAAGGGATGCTCTTCCGACTCTCGTTATAACGAAACGCCAGAACCTTGCTGGCAGGGATTGCAAAGGTGCGGTTGACCGCCCTGTAATTGACTATCACATGGGCGGTCTGGCCACTGTACCCCATTGCTTCCACCATGTCAGTGATGTGCTTTTCCTTGCGGTATTTGCACTTTTCCTTGTCGTACTTGCCGAACACCTTTTCCAGAGGGATAGAGGGCGTTTCGATGGTTTTCAGTTCAAACAGGTGGTTCATCGGGTATCGGTACACAAGGAAGTCGCAGATGTTGTCGATGGAAAAAGACAGGTTCTCGTTTCCGCCGTAGTAGGTAGCGGCACTATCTTTTAGACGGTAGCACCACGCATCGGATGGGACGGATGCCTTGAAGTCTGCTTCAAACCGCTTTCCGGTGTTCATGCGTTATCCTCTGGCGGTTCTGGAATATACCTCCAGCAATGAATTTCTTTAGTTTGAATGTCTCGTCCACTATAACCTCGTTCCAAAATTGTCCAAGATTTGTAGACTGAATCATAACAGCCAACTACTGTTTCTTCGTGAAAAATATTTTTCACCACAAACAAAACTCTTTTCAGACATGGCGGAAGTTCTTTTTCCGGGTCAATCCATTCTTTCTGATTATTCATCCTCGTTCACCTCTAAATTCACTTCCGAGAAACCGCTTCTTGCCACGTTCCCGGTGCTTGTCCTCATAATCACGGTGGTACACGCTCTGGCTATGGTTCAGCTCATACACAAATGCCTTGCGTTCCTCAAAGTCTTTCTTCTCTGCCTTGTACTTCTCGCAGGTGTCGTGGCAGGCTTGGTGGCGTGATGCGCAGTTGAGACAACAGGTAATCATTCTATCAACCCCACTGTTCAGCCATTGCTTTTGCAATGCCCGGAAAGGTCTTGCTTCTGGCCTTTGCCCGTTCCGTCTTGCTCCCGCTGCAATCCATTTCCCAGCAAGAGTAGCGAACGGTTCCGTCCTTTAAAACCATCTTTCTCCCCTTTACAGGCTCCACGATGTTTGTTGGCTTCAAGGGTGGCACCCCTCTTTCCCACAGGCATGTTTTTTTAGTCACAGGATGCCCAAATTGAAACGGTTGAATGATTTGTGAATACTCAGGTAGGCAGAAAATCTTTGAAGGAACTGGATTTTCAATGACAACCCTTGGAACATTCGCATACCAGAACCGCATAAACAAATCTCTTGCCAGAATACCCATTTGTACTCTATCTGGCTGTAGCTGGCCGCCTTTCCAAATGTGTCTTGCTCCCGCATTCGTCAAATATGTGCAGGGCGGGTGTGCAATCAGCAAATCCCAGTTGCCTACATCATGCGTTACGCCGTCCATTGTGACGATTTGCCCACCCTCAAGAGCCTTGATCGCATTTCCAAGAATATGCCATTCTCGATGCCCGCCGGACGGCTCGATCAGGTCGCACGAGTAGGCTTCATGCCCACGGGCACGGAATGCTTTGCAGACTTCCTGTGATTCCTCACAGGCAACTAAAACTTTCATCTTTCCAAACGCCCGTCCAGCCAGATAGCGCAGCTCTTATATAAGGTAGGCGGTCATGACTTTGCAGAAGCAAAAGCCTTGCTCATATCAGCGATAATGTCATATCGGTCCTGATACTTGCTATACACGGTCGTTCCGGTTCCAAGACCAATCTGTGTCTGGTTGATGGAAGCAGGAACTATGTAAATGCTTTCTTTCTCTTCGTTTTTTGCAATCAGAAAATAAACATCGCAAGTAGGGAATCGTTTTTCAAGATTGAACGAATAGCAAAAACTCTTGTTTGCTCTGCTCGGTCTCGCTGTTTTCACATCAACCTTAACGCTTCCATTAACATAAAGGTCGTAAGCATATCTGGTGGTCATCCGTTCAACAGAAAATCCGTGTTCTTCCAGCAATTTTATTGCAAGTTCTTCTCCGTATTTTCCAAACTGAGTTTCGCTTTCCTTCATCTCAATTTTGAGAAGTTCAGCTACCTTGTAGTAGCCACCCGGAAACCGCTTGATGGCATTTGTTACCTTGCTGTTACCGTAGTACCCGCTCAATTCGCTTCTTGATGGCATTCTGGTCAGCCCAGTAGCATCCATACAATCTTTTACGGATTGAAGAATCTTCTCTTGCGTCCAATGCTCTCCAAATGCGTGCCCCATGTGCGGAGACCTCAAAACGGCAGCGAGCCATCGTCCTCGTCAATCACAGAGAAGTCGTCTGCGTTACCCTGAGAGTAGTTCTGCGGTGCATCCTGCGCCCGATCGGCAGACTTGCTGTCAGACTTGCCACCGCAGAAGTCAACCTTGTTCGCTATGATTTCCGTTGCGGTACGGTTGTTCCCCTGCTTGTCGATATACTTCCGGGTCTGGATGCTACCAGTCACCAGAATCAGGCTGCCCTTCTGGAACCACTTGGAAACGAACAGCGCCGTATTACCAAATGCAGTGCAGTTGAAGAAGTCGGTTTCCTTCTGACCGCCACTCTGACGGTCACAAGCAATGCTGAACGTGCAAACATCCTTGCCGGACTTCGTAACCTTAGCTTCTGGCGTGTGAACCAGACGACCCTGAATTGCGATAGAGTTGAGCATTGTTTAGCCCTCCTTTGGCTGTTTCTGAGCGCATTCCCAACACAGGACGCGTCCAAAGCGTTTCTTTGTGTTTCTTGCAGTTTCCAGCGGAGTGACGGTGCGGTTGTTGTACTGAATAGGCTGCAACTGCTTTCCGCAGCAAGCGCATGGGGGGATGGTTTCCGCTTCCGTTTTCTTCTGCGCAGGCTTGTTTGCCCTGCTTGTGGTCCGCTTCTGGTACTCGTCCGTGTCAGCGTCCTTCGTATCGTCAATGCAGAACAAACCGTTCAGAGCGTACTTTCTAGCGTAGCTACTTGCAGTGCCGGTAATCTGCGAATCGTCCATGCCCTTCTTGAACTCAGGCTCACGAGCGTATGCAGTCACCGTATAGGTGGCACCATCCTGCGATTCAACCGTTGCAGTGGCTTCGATATAATGCCAGCTATCAACGATAACAGGCTTGTCGGAAAGCCGCAGCACAAGGCTATGCGCTTTCAAGATGGGCTTGACCGCTTCGAGAATGTCCTCGCACGAGCGGTACTTGTATCCACCGAATTTGTTCATCTGCCCCTTGGGGGCTTTCAACTCTGACTGAACAGCCATCAGAGCTTCATGGATTTTGCTGTTGTCCATCAGTTGTTCTCCTTCCTCGCTTCTTTTCTCGCTTTACGGCAAGCCGGGCAACGCTTAGGCAATGCCATGTTATGCGATTCGAAGAAAATGCGTTCTGCACGAGTAATCTCGAACACTTTGCTGCAGTCACGGCACGTTTTCTCTATGCTCGTGTCCCCGTCCCAGGAAGCTCTTATTGCGGCATCTTCGACAGCAAACGCTTCATTAAGGCTGTCACGAAAACTCCTAACAAGCGTATGCTGCGGTGCGTGGCCGTTCTTGCGGAGCGTTTCTTCTAAATTGTTCCTTTTGCAACTTTTGCAAAGAGTTTCGGTGCTGTTTGGGAACACTGAAAAAGGCTTATTGCACTTTTCACAGTGCTTAATTTCTTTCTTGTATTTACCCATTTTCTTTCCTTTCTTCGGCTTCATTAGGCTTCATTGTTCTTACTTTGGCTTAACTTGGCTGTACAAAATCAACCAGCCATCAGCTCTGCCAACTGTGCGCGGAGGTCTTTCAGCTCCGCTTCCCTGTCCTCGATTTCAGACTGCAAGTCCTCAATCTCAGCCAGCCGGTCAGCTTCTTTCGCTTCCGCCATCTGCTCGTTGGTCATAAAATACACGCCGTCCTCCGGCTCGGTCACGCCACCGAATCTGTCAAGGTTAATCATCTTTTGGTCTCCCTCTCTTACGTTCTTCTTTAATTTGCAACGCACTGTACCACTGGTCTTTGTCGATTTCGATGGTAGACCACCGATGGTTACAGGTAAGGCACTTTTTTCTGCGAACGATGCTGTCGTGGTCAGACCGGCTATCAACCGTTGTGATGTTGTCACTGCCGCACATCGGGCATTTCATCGTGCATCCCTCCACTCGCTGGTGTGGTGGGCAACACGCTTGATTTTGCGGCATTCTTGCTCGCTGCGTTCGTCTTCCTCAGCGCTGACTGCCAGCGCGCATAGGACAATGGCTGTTGCGAGAAGCCCGCATGACACAATCACCCAGCCAAGCATCTGCGCTGTGGTCTGGCATCCTTGAATCGCATCACCGCAGCCAACTGCTGCGATAGCCGCGACCAGACCGACCATGGAAAGCGCCATTCCTTTCAAAGTTTTCATTGGTTCTCCTTTTTGCTTCCAAAACTTAAAATCCAGCCAGTTGCCATTACGGCAGCCGCTACGATGATTCCCCATGTGCCTTTTGCACCGACCAGTAGTTCAACAAGATGTACAAGCCACAGGTTTAAAAGGAATGCTGCCAACACTACTGCAAGAGCAGCGCTCCACATCAGAATAATTTCTATAAGAACTTTCATTTCTATCCCCTTTCGTTTATTTTTCCATGCCATAGCTGGTCTATGCAATTCCCTCGCTTCGTGCTACATTGCACTGCTTTTCCTTCGCTAGTCAATTCTACGCCTTGCATCCATAGCCTTTGCTGTGCCGCTCATGTCGGTTCCATGCAATTCCATTGCTCATCTGAGCCTTGCTTCGCCATGCCTTTGCAGGTCTCGTCAAATCAGCGCATCGCCGTTGCCGCTCAAGTCGCTTCGTCTCCAAGCGTTGCCTTAGCATTTCTGAGACAATCGTCACTATGCTGTTGCCGTTCTACGCCGAGTGCAGCACATCCCTACCCTGCCATAGCGATTAATTGAGGATTTCGTAGGTATAGCGGCCTTTTCCGCTGTTGCGCCACTGGCCGATACCACGCAGAGCACCGTAGTCCAGCCACTCACGCACGACCTTCTCATGAGAATCGTCCAGAAGAACGATTTCAAACTCGCAGGTCGAACCAGCGGGAATCTGCTCACTGTTGGCAAGGCTTACACGTTCGCCCTGCGCAGTCTGGGCGCGGAGAGGACGCTGGCACTCGGTAATCTCACCGTTTACATGAATGGGAATCATGCGGGGCTGAACGAAAATCAGGCCGTCAATGACCTTCTTGTAAGCAGTCAGCTTGCCGGATTCGTTGACAGCTTTCTTTTTGCCGGTCTCGGTCTTGCCGCCGATACGACCCAGCATACCGCAAGAATCCTTGAAGAAGCCCTTAATCTGGTAGTCATACAGGATGGGTTCGCCGTTCTCGTTGCGAGGGAACACGGTCATGACCTTGTCTGCCACAGCATCAGCGCCCAAAGCGGCAACTTCGTCCTCGATAGTGTTTGCATCCGGGGACTTGCTGGCGATGAACTCTCTCGCGATATTCTGGTTGCTAGGCCAAGTGCCAAGAACCGCTTCGATGAATGTGATTCTTACTTTGATTTTTTTCATTTTTGTTCACTCTTTCTTTCTCGATATGTTCCACTCTTAAAGGTTCACGCTCTTGCCAGCGCTTCTTCCACGGACTGCTTTTGTTGAAGCTGTTTATTGCTTTCTTCATCGTTTGCCATCCTCCGCTTGCGTTGGATGTGTTCCAGCCGGTCTTTCTCCCGGCTGTGCCAGCGGATTTCCCGCTTGCCGTAATACTTACCGTTCATAGGTCAACTCCCCTGTTGCAAGCATCTGTGACACCTCGCCATAATGCTTGCCCAGCTTGTCCGCAAGGGCTTGTACTTCTCCGATGGATGGAAACGTCTTTTCCAGCTTCTTCTTTTCTTGCTGTTTGATTTTGTACGCTGCCTTCGCGTTCAGGTTCGCCTTTGCGTTGTAGGCTTTCTTAGCGCATCCATTGTGGTACTTCTGCGATGCTACTTTTTTCAGCATCGGCTTTCCGCAGTATGCGCAGAACGCCTTACGGGGCTTGAATGTAATTCCAGCCTTCCTGTGCTTCCTGTCACGTTCTTTATCGACTTTGCGCTTGCATTCTGAACAATACTTTCTTGTCGGTCTGACCACGCCAAGATACAAGCCGCAGCGCTCACAGTACTTTTCTTCCACGCTGCATCTCCTCTTTCAGTCTGGCTTCCCGATTGTGCCGTTCAAAGCACTGGTTGATGGATTTCTCCATCCACAGCACCTTGTTGGCATCGTTTTTGGACACGCCAGCAGCCATTGCAAGCTTCAGTCTGCGCTTGCTGCTTTGAGCTTTACGAAATTCCATCACCAACACTCACCAGCCTTATCTGTGATGAACTTCGGGACTTTCTGACCTGTTGCAACGCACAGCGCAACCAGCTTTTCAACCCAGATGTCGTACAGGCTTTCTTTGGGCATATAGCACTGGCCGACACAAGGCTCCTTAAAGCTTTTCCAGATCGTCAGTCCGACAGCGCCATCCGTGACCGTCCATATCATACTGTAACCTTCACTGCACAGGTTGTACATAATGGCTCGTGCTTTGCTTTTGGCTTTGTTGATTTCAAAGGCATCCCAGCACTTTTTGCTTTCCTCGTAGGCCTCAACCGCAGCGTCAATGGCAAACTTGGCTTCATCAGGGTGCTCAAGGTCTACCTTTAAGGTGATGATCTGTTCCATGTTCAGTCCTCCGCTTTCTGGGTTTTCTTTGCTTTCAAGAAGAGGTTTACGAAGTAGACTTGGCCACGACCGGAAATCTTTGGAGTGCGGTTGATAGAAATGTGGTCGCTGTGCTGAATCGTGGTTTCTTTGATTTCAAACAGCCCCATCTCCATACTCCGCTGCGTCGGCAAGTTGTAATCGCTACGTTTCGGGTCTTTGATGAGATAGCCATTCCGGCGTAGCCAGTCAAACAAGCGGTTCTGACCGATGTTAATGCCGTTCTGAGACAGCAACTTTGCCATTTCGCCAACCAAAATGCTCTTTTTGCTAGCGCTCACCGCGTCAGCAAAAACGCCCTTCGGCGTAAGTTCTGCAATCTGCTTGTCCTTCTCTTCCAGCTCCTCATGCGCTGCGATCAGTGCAGTTGCAAGGAGCTGCGAGCGGGTAAGCTGCGGTTTTTCAGCCAGCTTCTTTTCCATTTCGTTGAACGCTGCAATGTACTTCAGTTTCCATTCGAGAGCAGCCTTTCCGGTGAAACCCATAGCCAGCAGGGTGAAGCCGTCACGGTTCATCAGATACATGGGGTAGCTCTGGCCGTTCTGCTCATGGACGTACTCGGTCTTGTAGAACATGGGGGTGTCCCCATTTTTGGGGAGACCCCTCATAATGTCTTCGATGTCACGCATCACATGGTCATGACGCTTCTCGAAGCTATCTGCAATCTGACGGCTGGAAACCACAGGCTCGCCATTTTGCATGGATAAAATAATGTCGTTCATTTTTAATCCTTTCTTATGACTTACTGCTTGTCCCTCACAAGTAAAGCGTCTACCGACACACGGAAGTAATCAGCAACTTTCACAAGCTGTCGAATGCTCGGCCCATTTGCGGAGCGTTCCCACTTGCCCAGTGCGCCGTTGCTTAAACCAGCGGCTACTTCCAAGTCAGTACGAGACAGACCATGTAACTTGCGAAACTCGTCGATTTTAGAAAGATTCACTAGCCATTCTCCTTTCTGGGCTTGCATTTTACTAGAAAATATGCTACTATGTAGTTGCGAAGTACAAAGTGAACATTTTCTAGCGACTTCCCGATAGATTTGTCAGGGGTCTTAGTTTTTGTTTGCCCTATGCTTCATATTATACTAGCCAAGTGGCTATTTTTCAATAGTCAATTTTCAATTTTGTGAACATTTGGCTATTTGCACAAAAAGAGAGGTCTTTTTCTATGCGCAATGTGGAGCGAGCCAAAAGAATCGCTGCCGACAAGGGTGTCAATATATCCTTTGTGTGCAGAGAAATCGGAAAAAGCAGAGGTTATATCTCTCAAATGCTTACTACCGACAGGGATTTTCCAGATGAAATGCTTTCGCCAGTAGCCAACGCGCTAGGCGTTACAGTTGAAGAACTGACTGGCAACCAAAAAGAAAACCCGCCCCAGCAGCCGCAAATTGAAGTTGACGCGGATATTAAATGGATTGAGCAGAAGCTAGTAGAGATGCCGAAAGAAAAGCGTGAAGCTTTGATGAAGCTTATTAAAACGATGTGAAGGGGATGCCAATGAAAGGAACGGGCTTAGATAAGGCAGTTTTCTTTGGCGGCATTGGACTGCTTGTTTTTTCTTGCAGCCTGCATGGGACACCCAGTGCTATTGTTGGTATTGCTGGAATTGTTCTTTGCTGTTACAAGTGGCAGGCCTGCTTTGGCACAAAAGCAGAAAGAAAAGCCAAAAAAGAAGCACAAAAAGTTCAAGCAGAAATGGAAGCGGCGCAGGAAAGAGAAGAAATCAGGGCTGCGCATAACCCTGTAAAAGCAAAAATTATTGTTTCCAACACTAGCAAAAAGGCAGGGAGTGCTGCCATCCGTACTGCCATTGGCAGTTCAATTGCTGGATTGCCCGGTGCTGTTTACGGTGCAGCATCCGCAAAATCTAAAACCAGCGTCACATTTTATGTGACGTATGAAGATGGGCATCACGGAAGCGAAACTGTAAATTCCGATTCTAGCCGGTTCTTAAAACTGATGAAAGTCTGTAAGGATTGACCCGGTACAAATAAAACCCCTTGCGCCGGGCTTTCGGTAGCCTTATGCGCAAGGGGTTTTGTCATGCATTGGTTATTGCTTCTTTTGCCGCCGGAATCTTCTCAGGGTGTTCCAGCAGCCATGCAATAAATCGGTCAATCTTGGCTCTTTCCTGTTCACTCATTGTGGCATATCCTCCCGATCGGTAAATGCAGATGTTCATTTGATACGATTATACATCTTCTAGTTGTTAAGTCAATGTCTTTTGAACAACTTTGTAAAAATCGAACGTTTTCTTCACATCCATTACTTCACATCAGGGAAGCCACGAGTGTTCAAGTCAAAAGGGGCAACGCCTATCCATCTTTCCTCCAATCACAGCTCTACGAGCTGTCCGTCAATGCGTTCGATGTTGTCTGCCGGGTCGCGCCCATCGTCTAAGGCGGCTATGGCGCGTTCCAGAACGCCTTTTGCTTCGAGGTAAGCATCTTTATCAGCCTCGTACCCAGAAAGGCTCAGGACAAGCTCCAGCGTCCGTCTGCGAGCGTATGGGACAATCAGAGCATCTACGGTTCGGTTCATTAGCTTTCCTCCCACGGTTCAGGTGTGTGCGGCTTCCCATCGGGAACACTGGCAGGCATTCCGTCGATGATCGGCATACGTTCATGGTTCCAGATTACAGTTTCTTTCATTTTTGTTCCACTCCTCTTTGGAATTTTTTGACAATACAGTTATATCACATCTCGCTGTTTCAATGAAATAGCGACTTTTTTCAATTATTGTTTCACATTTTGAACAATATATCAGTTAAATTCCTTTACATTTGTATCATTTTGTCGAAAGAGGGGTATTTATGGATGATTATAGGATACGAGTGGCAAAAGCGTTAGAGATGGCAAGAGCAGAATCCGGACTTAGCCAACAGAAGCTTGCGGACAAAATGGGTGTAGGCCGGACATCCATTTTTCGTTATGAGCAAGGGACAATGACTCCAGATGCTTCTACTATCATAAAGTGGTTCGTGTGCTGCGGTGTTGCGGTCAAGCCGTACATAGACACTTGTTTGCATCCCGGATTATTGGAAAGTCTGGCTGGCGATGCCAGTACCGAGAGAAAGAGAGATACGCTGATAGAGCATATCAAAGAAGCCCATTCGCAAGAAATCGACCTGCTGTGCTATCTGATCTATGGCAATCACGGCTCAGATTACCTTGCCGTTCTGTGCGAAATGGTAGCAAACCTTCACACGACTTTGCGTGATCGTGTGTCCGTCTGCCGCACCGTCACAGGTCATTATGAAATGGCGCAGGCAACCAAAACTGACCCAGACCCAGACGGAACACAACCCAATATGCAGATTTTATATCAGGCACAGGACTGTGGGGAAGCTGCGGCCATGAAGCGAAACGATTCGTATACCATCAACGAAGAAAACATTTTGCGCTGATTGTCGAATTATCGCAGTTTTTGCGGAACATTTTGTCCTCGTTCATCCACTTTTTGTACACGTTTCATGCAGATTAGGTATACCTTTACCTTGTCAATCCGTCCCCCATAGGCTGTAAATCGACAACATTCGCGCGGAATAAATAACGTATTATCGTTAATCTATTGCTTGCGATTTGTCGGCTTGTCAATCTGTCCCCCATAGCATTGAATTAAAAGTTTTCTCATCCACTTTTTGTACACCTATCCACAATCTGTCCACGTTTGACACGGATAATGGAAGGTTGCTTCATCGCCGATACAGTCTTATTCAGCAATTGACAGCTTGAATTATCAACAAACTGGAATGGAAAAATAAAGAAATTGTTGAAAATTATCGTCATCGACTATTTAACGATGATATTTAACCTCTTGTTTATTTCTTGTTTAATATATAATATGTAGATGGGGGACGAAATGACAAAGCATGGGGGACTTTTTGACAAGTCATGGGGGACAAAATGACGAGGATATGGGGGACAAAAAGACAAGTCATGGGGGACGAAAATAGTTGACACGTCCCCCTACTTGTGGTATACTGTTTTCAGACCATTAAAGGAAGTGAGCAGATGCCAAAAATATCAGACAATAACCTTGTCGAGAAAAGCAAGTCCCTTGTTTGGGCGAAGTTCAGGGACTACACCGCAGGAGAACTTCGGCTGTTGGAGGTTTACCTATCAAGAATAAATCCGAGAGACCCAAGCAGCAGCCGTGTGGAGTTCACTTTGGCGGAATATAGGGAGCTTCTTGGGCTGAAAAGCCTTGATGCAAGAAGGATTGAGCCGCAGATCAAGCACTTTCTTGGCAATACGGTGTCGATTCCAATTGACAAGGAGAAAGGCACGTTTGAAAGCTTTGTCTTGTTTACGAGGGCAAAACTGGACTATGTGCCCGAAACAAGGTCTTACGTTGTAGCAATCACCTGCAACCCTGACCTGCGCCCTATCTTCTTTGACATAGCCGAAAGCGGATATGTTCGGTATCGGCTGCGTTACACGTCACGGATGAAGTCACAGTATAGCATCTTGCTTTACTCGATTCTTCGGGACTGGTTGAATATGGACAACAAACCGCATGAAATCAGTCTGAAGAAGTTGAGAGAGCAGCTCGGTGCGATGGAAGCCAGCTATGACGTTTACAAGAACCTTCGCAAGCGAGTGCTTGACGTTGCGGTGGATGAAATCAATGCTGTGTCTGACATTGTTGTGACCTACGAACCAGTCCTTGTGGCACGAAAGGCTGTGGCAGTCAAGTTTAAACCAAAAATTAAAGCGTCTGAGACGTTGATTGAAGCACAGGCAAGCGAAGTGTTGACCGAACCTCAAAAAGCCGCCAGAAAGCCCCGCAGAAGCGGATATGAGGATTTCGACTGGTCTGTGTGTGACGAACTGGAAAAGCAGGACTGCATTGACGTGGCGAAGGTAGTTGAGAAGTGGATGAAGAAAGAGCATCCTGAAATCAAGCTGCCAAGACGCAGAGAAGCTGTCTACGACACGGTGAAGGCTGCATACAATGACATCTTGTCTTTGGACAGGTCTCCGTTCCCGGACAGACCTGTTGGTTATCTGATTAGAAGCGTGGACAAGGCGGGTATCGTAGACAGGTATATGCCAGCGTTCTATTCCATTGAAGCCTTGCAAGAGCAGCCAGATGTAGCACATTAAGCAGAAAGGAGAAGGCATGAGACTGATTGACGCAGATGAATTTTATCAGCAAGAATGGATTCGCTGCGGAATGTATGAGCCGATGATTGGTGTCGATAAAGTCTATGACAACAAAGAAACATCATACAGAACATTACGAAGTAGGTTAAATAAAGTTCGAGAAGTCGATGATCTTAGTATTGCAAGATGGATAAATGTAAAAGACCGTTTACCAGAAAAATTAATCGATGTTCTTGTGCTAGACGGAAACTGCAAAAAAATAGCCTATCTAAGTGATAGAAGAATTTGCTCAGATTCATGGAAAACAAATTATATCGATAAATTTGGCGAAAGAGAAACACTAAACGGGGTGACGCATTGGATGCCGTTACCAGAACCACCGAAAGAATAAAGAAAGAGTGATAAAATGGCAAAAATTCCCTACTCCGTTCTGAATAAAGCAGAACTTGACCTTGAAAAGAAGTTTGATTATCAGTTTCAGTTCAATCATCATGGAAATCAGGCTTCTGTAAGGGTTTTGCCGCAGAAAAGCTATAGCGAACTAACGCCTGACGAAGCGATTGAAGCCGGGAAAGCTTTGATCGAAGCTGGTAAAGCAGCGAAAGAGTTCGTTTACAACGGATATTTTATAGACTGGGGAGAATAAAAATGGCAAAAATCATAGCTGTTGCCAACCAGAAGGGCGGCACAGGAAAAACCACCACAAGCACCTGTCTGGCTGGTGCGTTGCAGTTGCTTAGCAAGAAAGTCCTGCTGGTGGATTGCGATGCCCAGTGCAACGCAACGGACACCTACGGCGCACAGACAGAGGACGTATGCACCCTGTTTGATGTGATGACCCGGCAAGGAACGGTAGAGGAAGGAATCCAGCACTGCGAAGCTGGCGACATTCTTCCGTCCGACAACGCATTGAAGGACATTGACGAGCAGCTTGTCCGGGACATGGGCAAGAACTTCCGGCTACGAGAAGCCCTTGAAAGCGTGTCTGAGCAGTATGATTACATTGTGCTGGACACTCCCCCGCAGCTTGGTCTTGCGCTTGTGAACGCACTGATCGCCGCCAACAGCATCATCGTTCCCATCACAGCAGACCGTTACGCACTGGCTGGTTTGAGCCAGCTTTCGCAGACCATCGGCGATGTTCGCAGATACTTCAATCCGACTTTGAAGATTGAAGGATTGCTCCTGAACCAGTACAAGAGCCGTGAGAACTTGTCCAAAGAGGTCGTTGAGCAGCTTCCTGTGATTGCACAGAACATGGGGACAACCCTTCTGGACGTGAAGATTAGACCGTCTATGGGCGTTCGTAAGGCGCAGGCAGAGCGGCACAGCCTGTTTAGCGGTGACACGGCAAAGAGCACCAGCGCAGAGGATTTCAAGGCGTTGGCGAAGAAAATTGTAGAGGAGGATAAAAATGGAAAGCTTTGACGTTATTGCAAGCGTTTTGAGACGTTTGAAAAATTATATGAAAACAGACATCGAAGAATTTGAAACATACCGCCATGAAGAGCTTAGGAATAGAAAAGACTTAGGCTTACATGTCCAAACGGAGGAAGAAAAGTGAAATCAACCAGCAAAAAATCCACAGGTTTGCTTGGCGGATTTGATTTCCAGCCTATTTTTTCGGAACAGGCATTAAGCCGAAGTGAGTCAAAGGAAGAAGAAGTAAGCCAAGCAAAGCCGAACGAAGCCGAACAAGCACAGATTAAGCCAAGCGAAGCCACAGACAGCCATGCACAGCCTAATGAAGCGCAGTTAAACAGTATTAAGCCGAAGCAAGCCAAAGGCAGCGAAACACAGCCGAATAACGCCGTAGTAAGCGAAAGCAAGCCAAAGAAGCTGAAACAAGCGAAGGAAGTTCAACGTCTTATCGAACAAGGCGATGTTCCCGGCGCACTAGCCGAAGCTGGCTTGACAAAGAAAAAAATCCCGATGCCGGAATCGCATCAGGGCGTTGCAAGTGGTGATGGCAAGCGTTCAAAGCGCATTACCATCCTTATGAGCGAGGAAGAGCGCAAGTACATCAACCGTGAAGCAAGACGGCACGGAATGACGATTGGACAGTTCGTGTACGCTCTGGCGGTTGCGGCGGCAGAGGGCAAGGTTGAGTTGGAGGATTTCTTGGAGGATTGACGTATGATTGTTTATAGACCTCATCGTGGTTCTTTGGAAGATGCCATGAAAGAAGCAAGAACTTTTCTGAACGAATGGCAAATGAAACAGTATGTTGCAAATAGCTGGAATCTTGCAATCGGAAGAAAAGTACTAGACCCAGAAGATATTATTATCGACAGCGAATCAACGGACGATGACCGTGTCGGTTGGAAAAATGTCCACATGGTTTGTGCGGCTCGAATCGGAAATGAAGATTACATGAAGAAGTACGGCAATCCGCAGTGCATTGGGTATTGTGCTTACGATGTATCAAACGTGCCAATATCAAGCCCGTGGATTTGTGCAAAGAATAGTGTTCCGGGAGATACAGACCCGCGTGTTATCGGATTTGATGAATCTACCTTCGATATTGTTATAGCAAATTACGATGAGCAGTTCAAAGAGTGGCGGGATGACGAGGGCAGAATCCATAACATAACATACTGGATGCCGTTGCCTGAACCGCCTGTGAAATATTGAAACGGTGGACGACATGGAACAAAAAGTGTTAGGGCACTACGAATTACACTGGTATCTCAATGGGACAAGCGGTAACACATACGAAGGTAAGATGGTCTTTCGAGATAAAGATTGGCGTATAAGATATATGCCGAGCCAATGCGTAAAAACAAACTATTTCTACTTAAAGAAAATAAAAAATGATTTCAATAGCAAAGGAAAAAAAGAGGGAAGTTATAAAAACATTGCGTGGATAAAATTTTCTGAATTGAACTGGTTTGAACGAAGAAAACGTCCAAATTGGTTCAAAGTCCAGTTTCTTTCAAATGGTCTTGATAGTTCAAAAACACAATGGTATACAGTCCACGACTTATCTGACATTGAAGAAAGAAAATATTGGGTTGAAGAAACTCGCCAATACACAATGAAAGAACTTTCAGAGAGAATGCCAGCAGAAGATTTTATCGAGTATATGAAAGACAGAGGAATAACGATAATTCGATAAGCGCAAACACCCCTGCGTAGCCATTAGTGGTTACACAGGGGTGTCGTTTTACTTATCAGCAATGCAATCCCAGTAGAGATATGCCTTGCCATCTGCGGCATCTGCGTCCTCAAGGAACGCCTTTGCCATGTCAGCGTAGAAGCCCGGAGTGTCAACGGACTGACGCTTTGCGACCTGACAATAATCCGAGTACATCATGTTCATGACAGCCCAGAAATCGTTCGGGTCACAGGTAATATTGCGCTGTTTCGCAACGTCCTGCGTCTGTTCCAGCGTCCAGTGACAGCCCTTCGTACCGTCAGCATTCACCATGCTGTCGCACCATTCCTCTGCTTCATCGTGGGTGAGGTGCTGGCGCGGCATCTTGATGGAGCGGCTGTCCGCACCGCCACGTTCGTATTGCCCAGACCGTTTATACCAGTCTCCGTTCTGCGAGAAGCCGATTTGCGGCATCTTGCGCGCATACTCTACGTCAGGATAGCGGGGGATGGGGTATGGGTCGATGTAGCGGTTTTCCTCCTGCGGATAGTAGGGATAGCGGTCGTTGCCATCTTCCAGCTTACGCAGGCGGCGTTCCATCTCACGCTCCCTGCGGTCACGCTCTTCCTCAAGTCGGTCGCGCCCCGGCTCACGGCTTTTGTCGTGTTCACGGAGCATCATCATGCGGCGAAAATTAGTCTTGCCCATAATCTATACCTCCTTAAGAAATGGACGCGGGCGCATCAGCGTGGGAACGGCAGAAGCAGCCAAGATACTTGAACGTAGCGGTGCCGGTCGCAGACGTTGCAACGCGGGTAGCATAGCGAGTGCGAGTGTGGATGCTCTCAGCGGTTGCCTGAGCGCAGTTGCAGTCGGTCAGAGGGTATGCGGTCGTACCTGCGCCGATGGTAATGACCACAGGGGCGTTGATGGTGGTCGTGTCCGGGATGCTCTGGGCAACCACGATGCAATACTTCTCTCCGTTCTGGTATGCGCCAGCGGGGATGTTGATGGTCAGCGTGTCATTGGCGAACGTCACCGCATCCGAGATGACGAGGTGCGGGCACAGACGGCAGCTTGTTTTGCAAGCCATAATGTTTTCCTCCTAAAAAATCAGGGGCAGAGGTGTCTTACCCCTGCCCCGATAGTTCACCCGGTGTTATCGGGGAGTGTGTTGGTTAGCAGCCGCAGCAGTTCACGCCCACGTTGGGGTTTGCCACCTGATAAGCGGGAATCGGACGAGGATTGACACGGTTCAGGATGGTATCAGTCTGCTGGGACATCACGGTGGTCAGAAGCGCATTCTGACGATCCTGAGAAGCGGCGAACTTGAGGTTCTGGTTCTCAGCGGTCAGGGTGGCGATCTTATCCTGCGTGAAGTAGTCCATCATAGCGCGGTAGTTTGCGTTACAGTTGTCGATAACTGCACGGGTATTGTCTGCGATAGCCTGCCGGGTAGCGCAGTCCTCCGTTGCGATGGTGTACTTCAGGTCGCCGATCAGCTGCTTGTTCTCGCAGCAGCAAGACGCCAGCTGCGTGGCAAGTGCGGTCTGACCAGCCTGCCGTGCGTTGCCCTCCTGCATGATGGCAAGGTTGATGGCGTTGTCACCGTTGGACACGCTGCGTTCCAGACCGTTCACCAGCTGTGCGTTCTGGTAGCCAAGCTGACAAATGGCACTGTTCACGCCCGCAAAGCCGTTCGCGATGTTGGCGTTGATGCCATTGATCTGCGCCAGCTGGTCATAGCCCAGAGAGCAGATACCGCTCTGGATGCCCGCCAGAGAGCGGGAGGTATCCTGCTGGTAGAAGCCCTCAGACAGAGCCGCGCGGGTGTCGTTACCGCCCTGCCCGGTTGCACCAGTGCCGACCAGATAGGGGATGTAGGCGTTCATGCCGTTGTCACCACCGTTCCGGCCATAGCCGTTTGTGCCCCAGCCGAAGATAATGGCGAGGATAATAACAGCCCAAAGACCCTCGTTGCCGAAGAATCCGCCGTTGTTATTGCCGCCATCCTGCCCAGCCAGATAGCCAGTTGCAAAATCGTCCATAAAAAAACTCCTTTCGTTTTGCGTTATGCCATCCCATCGCCGTATGCGATGGGCGAAGCCAAACAAAAGCGGTTTTTGTCAAGTCCGCAAAACTGAGAAGCGTTTCGCTTAGAGGGATGCTTTATCGGGGCAGCGTCAGATTCAGGGCGCTTGCTAGTTGGTTCAGGTCGATGCCACGCTCTTTGGCGAGGTTCTGCGCCATCGTCCTGAGTTGCGCTTCGTTTTTGCCCTGAATCAGGTTCAAGCCCTGCATAATGGGGGCGCTCTGCCCACCCAACTGCTGGATAAGCCCCATCGGGTTTTGTCCGGCACGAGCCAGATTTGCAAGCTGCATGATAGGGCTGTGAGTAATCATATCAAACGGAGAGGGCATCGCTTATTCTCCTTTCTTCGCTGCGGCAGAGGGCTTCGAGAAGCTCTTCTGCCATTTTTCCAGCTCATCCAGCCGGCGCACGATGGCATCGTACTGCTCAACAGGCACATACTGCTGTGTCGGTGCAGCGGTCTGCTGCGCCTGTTGCGCCTGCATTTGCCGCCATGCTTCCGGGCTGTAAAACTCTAACACGTCAGATTCACAAGTGTTTGGGTTCAGACGTTTGCAGTAGATGACCCCACTACGCAAATCCGGGCAATACGTCCATCT